GGTGGATCTTGGACGTTGTCTGTTACAGCCGAGGGCGCCGCGTCAGGAGGTGGCTGGTCTTTGCCAGTCTCGGGCGAGCGACGGACAATAGGTGGTGGGTGGACTATTCCCGTCATCGGCACACCGTCGCCTTAAGAGGAGAGCACAATGGCAAGGTTCCTAGCTTACAAGCGCGCAGATCAGCAGGTCGTTACTGTCAACACCATTGACGTGTTGGTGGAGACGCTTGGGGGCACCATTGCTGGTGCCGATATCCTGGCTGACTTTCCAGGGCGATCGGAAAACGTTGTCGCTCAGTATCGCGGCGACTACTACATGCTCTATCGGACTGGAACGAACGAGGTTCACCTCTCAGTTCTCGATCTAGTTGGAGGAACCTGGGCTGACGTCCCTGGGTTCGCTGCAATGACCACCGGCTCCGGCACGCTAACCCCACTCTGTCTTCACATCGTTAAGGATCGCCTTGTCGCGATCGTGAACTTGAGTAGTTCAGCCGGTATCGATGGGATTCTCGCTCGTCGTAGTGCGTCTGACGATGGTGGAGTGTGGAGCCCCACCGTTAGCCAGGTGTTTGCAACACAACCAACAAGCTCACGCGTAGGTCCCAGTATCGTCTGGCACAACGCGGTGTTTTTCTCCACGTCAGAGGGGCTCGGCTACTACGATCCGGCTACAGACGCGATCTCTCCGGTCTTCGATACAGGAGACGATACGAACATCGTGGGACAGAAGGCTAATTTCGGCTCCTTCTCGTTCTTGCTTGGTGATCTCTATTACCTGCTCCCGACAGACAACCCTGTTGGTGCCCCAAGCATTTACAAGCTCTCTAAGACCTGGTCGTCTCTTGCACCAACTGCGTTGCCCGCGTGGACAAGGCTGTTTGTTGTTCTCCCAGGAACAGGGGGGATCATCGTCAACAACGACACGGGTAACTACTCGCTCTTCGTAAACAAGGCAGGAGTGCTGAGCGCACTTTACTCTGGGTCTCTCGGCTCGAAGCTCATCACTATCGCCCAGACAGGTGCGACCTACACAGTCACCGATCTCTCCGAGACGCTGCTGCCGGCTAACATTCGTACAGAGCCGAACCTTGGGTTCGCCTATTACGTTGATGATCGACGTCGCACCAACGAGCAACACACCATCATCGTGAGGTTTCGTCCCGCCATCCCACAGTCGATCAATCTGCTCTCTTGGGACGGCGTTTCTGCGGTGACTCAGGTTGGGGTTCTGGATGATGGAGGTAGTGGTCTTGACCTCATGGTTCCGGACGTCGAGCGGGGTGATTTTCGGACCTACACCGCGAACGAACCATCTTGCTTCGTTGATGACGTTAGCCAGCCATTCCCCGGTCGTGTGCGGCTTGACTACACGGTTCGGGACCAGAATTCGCGGACTATCGATGTGATTCCGGAGTTCTCACTCGATGGTCAAACCTGGGCCGATATGACCCAAGGCGATGGCGACTCGGGGAAAGAGGGACTGGTCACTACACCAATTGGCTTGTCTTACTTCTTCTTTTGGGATGCGTTTGTCGATCTCGATGGTGACTTCGATAATGTCGACGTCCGCGTAGTCGCTAGGATCTCAGGAGTTTAGATATGCTTAGGTTTACCTTTGAGGATGGATCGAGGCTTACGATCTCAACTTCTGCGACGGTCATCACCAATAAGGGGCCGGCGCAGGCAGATCAAGTCGTCACTGGTGTCTACGTTCGATGTGGAACTGCGATGTTCTGCCGTGTTGACGACATCGCAGCACTCTAGGAGTAGACCGTGGCAACCACATTCCTCGTTCTCCGCACCAACGACACCAGCCCGCAGCTTTTCTGGCATGACGGTCAGAACATCGATCCCTCCGGGATCGGGGCGCTGCCCGCCGCCGTGCTGGAGACTCTCCCAGGCGCGTCTCGGGAAAACGTCAAGCACAACAATCGCGTGTTCACCTTCCTCGACACGATCTTCGTGGTCCACGATGGGATCATCTACGAGAGCACTGACGAGGCGGCCACGTTTGCAAGCACGCACACATTGACGTCCACGGCGGTTGGTAACACCAACAACGCGCAGTGCATTGCGCCGATCCCGGTCATGGTCTCAGGCGCATTGAAGCTCATCGGTTTCTACATCCTGACCGGAGGCAACATCGGCGTCATGGAATACAACGTCGCCCTCGGAAGCTGGTCTAGCTCCGACACTGGCGTCGCCTCCGTCTCTCCGACTCTCGGTATGACCCTACCCGTCGCCTTTCAGGGGCTCGTCTACGTTCGAGTAGGCACTGCTTACATTGCCTATGACCCGGTCTCGACGGGCACCATCACGCTCTCGTCCGGTGTCTTGGGCGAGGGTGCCGATCAGATCATCGCGTGGAACGGGGATCTGTGGCTTGGCCCCATCGCCGACGGCTCGAATCTCGGCATGGCAAAGCTCCAAGGTTCGACATGGGATGTCAACGTAGGCGGAGTCGTTCTTTCAGGGACGAACGCACCCTTCGCGGCCAGCAAGGGAGGTGTCTTCATCGATCCCAACACGAACAACCTCATCGTTTTGGTCGACTCGACCGCTGGATGGCACGTCTACCGGGTTACACCGGGTCTGGTGGTCACCGACCTCTCTGGAACAGTCAAGGGCCCGGCTCTTACGGCGCTCGGCGACTTCGGGGGCGATGCTTCGAGGGTTTGGCCACACATCACACGAGCACCCGGGGGTGTCTACTCGGTCACGCTCTACGCATCTCGCGGACCAGAAACAACTGACCCTATCGAGCGGTTCGAGTGGGTCAACGACGCAACGATCTTCACCGAAGTCGGTGTGGTTGGCGGCTCCGGTGACATGGCCTTCCCCTACGCCATCACAGGTGGAGATCAATACGGATTCTTTGTAGGTGAGAAGCGAGTTCTTCAGACCGCACAGGCGGCGAATCCCACGGGCATCACGATCACTTGTGAAGCCTTTCAGGATGGCGGATCGACGATGTCTGTGCGAGGGCACTTCGATAAGGCTAGCGTCGACGCGAATAGTCTGACGCTAGATCCCATGACCATCGGCAACCCGGTGGGCGCGGGCCTCAGCGTGAGTGGTGTGAACCCGGGTGCCCAAGTTGATGGCGTTCCAGCGAACAGAACCGCAATCACGTTTGACTGGGACCAGGTTACCGATGGTTTCATCACAGGGGACAACTATAGATTCCAGCTTGAGGCGCTCTAACCTGCGATGACGTGGCTCCTAATGTGTGCTCATGAAACGGGTGTTGAAGTGCTGAAGTCTTACCCAGACGGTGCGCTCAAGATTTCCGTCTACGCGGGGAGAAACACCTTCGTTGATAAGCGTATCGACGAGATCATCGTTGGGGACCTAGTGTGTCATTATCCAGGTCGCGTTGGTGCCACACTTGAAGTGACCCAGGTCGAGGAGATCTAGTCATGCCCCAAATGCTCGCCGTCCGCTACACGAACAAGGGAGGGAATACGCAGATCCAACCCCTGCGGAACAACAACGGAACGTTCGTCGCGTTTGGGAACCCTTACACGCCGACTGGACTCACCCCTGACGCCAACACTAATAACGTGTCGAACCTCTGCGTCCAGTTTGGGGCGGAGTTCTGGTGTGGCGCCGGCCGAGAGTTGCGGCGCTACAACTCTAGTACAGGGAACTGGGACCTCGATACGCTCCTTTCCGATATCGTCACTAGCATCCCGGGGATCTACATTGGGCGAGGCCCGAGCGGAGCGCTCCGGGCGCTGGTCGTTTACCAAAAATCCAACCAGCCGCACTACCGATTCCTCGACGCCCCAGCCGGTTCGTGGTCCGCAGAGGTCAACACCACACTCGGCATGGCCTCGACTGGACCAACAGCAGGTCTCGTCCACAACAATCAACTCCACCAAGGGCACGGTGTAGACATTTTCACGCTTGACTTCGCCAGCCTTGGGGCCAGCAAGCAGACATTCACGGGTAACCCATTTCACCACGACCCTGCATTCTGTCGCGCCAAGAACAGACTCTTCGCGCTCATGTGGCCAGTCGCCCCTACGGTGAACACTCGCCGGAACCTCTATGAATTTACCGGCGGCGCGTGGGCGTTGATGGTCGACGGCACTGTCGAGACTGCTATGCCGCACGCGGGAAATTCTGGTATCCCGAACGCTGAAACCCCCAATATCGGCATGTTCTACGACGAAGCCGGCGATTCGCTGATCGCCCACACATGGATCGAGGGGGATGGAGGAACACACGGTTGGAAGGTTTCAAGGATCCCCCTAGCCCTTACGGGAGTCACGGAGATCCAGGGCACGGTGGTCCCGGGCGGAGTCGATTTCCCCAATGGTCCATTGCTCACCATCAACGACTGTCGATTCACGGTCGAGGTCGATCAAGACACAGACCCGACCGTCCCCGTGACCTACGTCTGGATCCTGCGCAACAACGGGGCGTGGGGGCGCTTCCAGTGGAATGGTGTCGGTTCCGCCATGACTGCGCTGGGTTCAGGAGGAGATCGTGGTGTCGCTCTCTCCCACAATAGCCACGGGGGAGGTGAGCGCTTCTATGACGGGTCAACTACTTTGCTTCCTGCTTATCACGTCGAGGAGGCGCAGGCGCGGGACCCCATCATCGGCGGCACACGAATCTATCTGCGCGGGTATCAGATCGATGAGACTGGTGGAGCGCCTACACCAATCGACGCAACAGTCGGTCTCTACTGGGGAACATCGCAAGGCCAACCTGACAATCTCGCTACGATCAGCAATCCTGTAAAGGTAAGCGGTTCGGGTGCGACGCCTATGGTCGTAGGTAACAAGATCACCGATTTCACCTTTGATGGTGTGACTATCTATTCGGTTGATTGGGCAGCCGTCAGCGATGGAGTAGCCAGTCAGCAGTTTCACGCGTTGATGCCTCACGTTGAGATCTAGGACGTTATGCCGCACGCGGGTCCTATCGTCCATCAGGCGCTCGCTACGCTACCGCTCGATTTTGCCGGGCCAGTCCTTTCGGGGACTCTCGCAACATCACCAAGTGAGTTTGCCGGTCCTGTAGTCGTTGAGACGCTCTCGACGCTTCCAGAGATGTTTGCGGGCCCGGTTCTTTACGACGAGCTTGAAATTACAATCCCGAACTATTCGGGGTCGTCAGGAGCAGGCCCAGCGCTCCTGTCGCCTACGAACACCTATTCAGGTAAAACAGATGGCATAGCACGTATTCCTCCGCCGCAGGGCTTCTCTGGGGGCACAGGAGGGATCTTCCCTCGAACTGCCGTGCCTACCTTTGGTGGGGTCTCCGGCGCTCGCGCCGTAGTCTCTGTGCGCAACTACAGTGGGGTGACAGGCGGTAAGGTATCGGCAATTCTGCCAGTCAGAGGCTTCGGCGCTGGAACTGGTGGTGTCGTAACCGGAATTGAAACCCCGATGTCCCTCACTGCGACAGTGATTGACGCTGGGTGTATTCGCCTGGATTGGATCGACCCTGGTCCTCCAGTCAATCCCAGTGATCCAGTAGAGAACGGTTACAGGATCGAACGCTCTCTCGCGGGCGCGAACGATTGGTCTTCCATTGGAACTGTTGGCATGGACGTCGAGACGTTTCTTGATCGATTCGCTGTACCGCTTGTCACTTATGACTATCGTGTGATTGGCTTCAACGCCACGAACGAGTCGCTGCCATCAAACATCGCCACTGCGGTAACCCCGCTTCCTCCCAATATCTCTACGGGACCACCGCCTACCGCACCGGTTGATCCTCCTAGAAACCGAATCAAGCCCGATGTCATCGAGTTCAAGAGCCCAGGCACTTATGGGCTGGCGAAAGACGAAGACGGGAACGTAACTGGATTCAAATTCTAGTCTAAGAGGAGGCTAAACTAGGTCTAAGCCAACAGGTTACAATCGCAATTGGAGGCGTGGTATGCCGAATCTCTTGTTCTTGGACGGAAAGTCTGGCGCCGGCGGCACAGCCTGTGCTGTGTTTCAGTACGTCAACGCAACACCAACGCAACTGGGTAACGCGTTTGGAACAAACTTCGGAACGGAGCAGCTTTCCGCCCCGAGAAACGGGGTGATCCAGTTCCAGGGTGAGCTTTACTCGTTCGCGAAGGACGGTATTTACAAGAAGGACGACCCGACGCTTACGACGGGAGGTTGGACGCAACAGATAGCATTCACACTTGTGGTAGCAACTACCGGCTACTCCGGCCTCTATCCGATCGAAGTGGGCGGTGTCCTCAACCTGGTGGGCGTATTTAGGTCGAATGACACCTCAAATTCCTTTCGTTGGGTCAAGTTTGACGGCACAACGTGGACGCAGGCAGGAAGCTTCACTTCACTTCTTCAGACGAGCCACCTGATCGACGCGATCGTATACAGAGGCGTCCTGCATTGCGTTTGGTATCAGTCTAACCCCAACACAACAACGTTTGATCCTGCGGCAAACAGCTTTGCGACAGTCACGCTGCCATTTTCCAGCGTCGGTGGTCACCAGAGCATGTGCGTGTTTCTGGATCGTCTGTTCATGGTTAGCAAAGCGAATGGCGCCCAATGGGCTCTTTATGAGTTCGCAGGTGGGACCTGGGGCCATGTGACCAATGTCGGCGTCACGACCAATGCTTCCGGCATTACTGAGGGTAAGGCGTGTCTGTTCACTGACGGCGTCAATATGTACGCTGCTTACCACACCCACCAGTTTTCCACTGCTGATACCGGCTGGCGTCTTGAGCAGTTCGATTCTGTGCTTGCACAAACGAACGCCACGGCCGATCTTCCGGCTGCGCTAAGAAGTGCGAATGACGGAGGATCCTTCGCCGGCGGCACCGCTGTGCTTATCACGCACCGTATGTTCGCGATCTACGACGTAGATACGACGCTTGGTACGTTGGGGCTCTACCTCGCCCACACGGCAGAGTCGAACCCGGGAACTTCATACACGCTCTTCGTGCACAACGGGCCCGGATCGGTCATGACGTCTGTCGACGTCGGCGGAGACGTCCGACACGGCCCACCGTCAGGCCACCCCCAGGGCGGTTGCCGAATCTTCACTCCGGGCGAGCTTGACGTGAAGATCGTGGCCCGAACCGCAGTCCTTGGCGGAGAGCAGATCAGCTTCACAGCTTATGGAGGAGGCACTGGTAGGAAGTTCAAGCTCTTCTACGCACTCGACGGAGAGCCGAATCTGCTTGAGGCCACGCTCGCAACGCCGGTCACAGGAGGCTCCGCGACCTTCAACGCGGGGCTCAACCAGGTGGAGGACATCGCAGCGGACGGGGTGACCGTCTACACGATTATCTGGGATATCACCGCAGACTCCGTAGTTGCTGGTACGATTCTGGATCGCTTCCCGCAGATCACGGTGTAGCCAGTGCCCCTCGGTCCTCCTACTACAGGTGCGGTAGCCTCCAGCCCGACCGCTACACTCGGCCCTCCCTCTTCTAGCGCCGTAATGTCGATACCGTCTGCGGTGGTAGGGCCGCCAACTTCCGGTGCGACTGTAGGTATCCCAGGTGCCTCACTCGGTCCCGTCTCCGATCAGTTCGTCTCCGCTAATCCGCTTGATTCGACCGGTCCAGTTTTCGATCACGATGCGGCAGCTTCACCTACTGCCAGTAATGGTCCGACTTCAGATCAAGCTGTGTCCCATGACCCGACCGATTCATTTGGCCCAGTCGATGATGATTGGCTTAGCCCCGCGTTTGCGAGCAATACAGGACCGGTCTTTGACCACGAGATAGCGGCGATCATTGGAGGACTTCCTGCGCACGGTCCTGTCGATGACGGTTTTGCGCTTGCGGGGATCTCCGCGCACGGACCTGCGTTCGATCACGTCATTGTCGCTCCCCCTCCTTTTCTAAACGTCAAAAACCCAGACACCAGCGCAGGTCCGGTTCCTGTTAGAAATCAGATTGATCCTGATGAAGTAGAGTTTCTCAGTCCTGGTATTTATGGCCTGGAGAAGGACGATGATGGTGTTGTTACCGGGTTCAAATACTAGAGGGCTGACGGCGACGGCGTTTAACCCGATTGAGGACGCACAGTCACCAACTTCTACCCTTCTGTCTTCTCGTAACCTAGAATTCCTGATCCCAGTTACATTCGGCCTCGAAAGAGACCTGGGTGGTAACACCAGGTGTAGTAAGTTCTAATGGGTGAGGAGATCTACTCATGGCATTCGTCTACTCTGATCGAAGTGATTGAGTATTGGGTGTGATCTTGGTGAGGCTCTAGATTATGGCCACCGGCCCATCGTTCGTCTTCTCTCAAGAGAATGTGAAGTATCGCTACGGCGAGCGCTATGCGTCAGAGTCCTCGAATCGTAAGTTTCTGGGCATTCCGTTTGGCGCATATCTAGGATTCACTCCAAGCTTCAGCAACAACATTCTGACCTTGTCTGTTGACGCCGACTTTGGCTATTGCTTCGCTCGCGTCGCGTCACAGGACGATCCGCTCTATATTCTGGACGTCATCATTCAGGACAACGGCGTCCTCGACTTCACGAATCACAACTCGTTCCCAGTCAACGTGGTGCTTAAGGTCAATGGAAAGCTAGGTCTCCCGCACTCCGCCGAGATCGTGACGCAGAGCGCTGCTCCAGTCTTCCCGACTGAGATCCTTTTGGGTGTCGTTAACGCGCCTAACACCATCGACGTATCCGAGCCTTTCAGTCGCGATACACCCTACGCTTACTCCGGTGCTCCGCTTGGTTACGGCTTCATGAAGAGTGGCGCAGTTGAAGAGCTTCTTGCGGCTATCGCTGTCAACGCTGAGGTGACGGCGGCGCGGGTTGATCTAACTGAGTTCACCCATCTGAATTTGAACGCCAGGATCGAAGCAGATGGCGCTGCACCCGCCATGGCTGATCGTCTTGGTAAGGAGATGCGGACGATCCTGGCCGACGACTTTGTTATCGCCTCTCCAACAGACACGATCAACATCAGTCGAGCCTTCTCTCGATTCCATCGAAGTATCTCTGGGATCACACCAATTCAGGACTTCGACGGCTTTGCATCTGAGACGCGAGTGGGCGCTATCACGTCAGGAACGGTGCCTGATCCAACCCCAACCGGAGCTTTTACGGACCCAGAGCGCAATGCGTGCGCGATCATCGATGCAACGACCGAGGCTCGTCTTACCGATTCGACGCGTCAGGTCGCCTACGGTCGACTTGTTCATGACGAGATTACGCTCACGGGCGTGGATATCACCTTCACAAGTGCCTCGACTGCTGTGGCCGGGTCAGGCACCTTATTCACAACTGAGATTCAGATTGGGGACATCATCCAGGATCCGATCAGTGGAGACTACTTCGAGGTAGATACGATCACCTCGGACGTAGCTCTCGATCTCACGGTCGCGTTCCCGAACGCCACGACACCTCCTGCGACGGCGCCCGGCCCTCGTCGTCGGTTCACGCTTAACGCCAAGACGCGATCGGGGCCCACCTCCGATGCGCTCTTCAACATGCCGACGTCTACGGTCCGCGTCTACTTCAACGCTTGGCTCTCTGTTGAAGTCTCGCAATACGATTACTCAACTGACCTGTTGCGGGCGTTCGAGGAAGAACCGGTCATCAATGCCACTACCGCGGCGGCAGGTAAGGCTTTAGTCGCTTCAGGTCTGTCTGAGGGTAAAGCAGGGGCTATCTTTGCGATCCAGCAGATTGGCGTGCAGATCGGTTCTCCTCATATCCATACAGTTGACTTCAACGGAGTAGCAAGCGGTGGCGCTGGAATCGCTAACGTCTCGCAGAGAGGGCCTACCGGTGATCCCGGTGGTCCCTTTGGCGGCGGCCCCGGTGTTCCAGGTCCGCTGGGCATTCAAGGGCCGCAAGGTCAGGGATTTACGAACTTCGATTCGTTCAATCTTTTCAAAGAGTCCAATCTCTTCGATCACGCGGTGTTGGGCTCCGGCGTTCAGTATTCCTTCACGACGACTATGAGTGGTTCTGAGATCCTCTTTTTGACTGGTGGGAATTCAGAGTGGTACTCGCCGTTTGTTTTCGACTCGGATGACCACTTTCAGATCGATGACATCGTGATCGTATCTGGAACCCAGGTGCGCCTGGATGCCCGCGTGCCGACCGGCGGCTCCCCTTCTGCCCAGGTTCGATTCTTCCTAAACGCGGCTACTAAGTAGGAGGCATCTGTGGCAGTTTTTCCTCTTCAGGTCTTCACCCAGGGCGGCGTTCAGGCAGGCTTCAACGAAGACTATAAATCGTCTCCGCTCGGGGTTCGCTATGCCGGACAACCCAAGGGCGCCTACGTCGGGTTTATCCCATCTGTTCTTGGATCGGTGCTCACGTTCGATGTCGATCCGACCTTTGGCTATTCCCTGGTCAAGGTTGGGTCAAATGTTGATCCAAGCGGCATGGATGTGTTCGTCACGGATCCGGTGACCCTAGACTTCGTGGGTCAGCCGGATCTTGACTTCCCAATGAACGTCATGGTGAGGATCTCCTACTACGCCGACGGAACGGTTCCAACCAGCGCAGAGGTGTTTTCTCGAAGCGCCACAGTTGCAGTGGGCGCGAACGAGGCACTGCTCTGTGTTGTCGATGGACCTGCTGCCGCTCTGACGCTTGCGGCGGATGTCTCACTTCAAGAGCGCGATGAGCCGTTGGCCTATGGGCATATCAACTTCGGATTTATGCCCGGCGGCTCGATTGAAAGCCTTCAGGCCGCTGCTGACATCGTCAACGAGGTGATCGCTGCTCGCGCAGGACTCGATGGTACGGCCTACACAAACCTAAACGCACGCATTACTGGCGACTTCAGCGCTACGTCAATGGCCAGTCGTCTCGCCTTGGCGTTCTATGCGCTTCGAAGTAATGACTACGACATCGCAGCGGGTGGCTCCGGTGCTAACGTCTCAGGCTCCTTTACCCAAACAGATCGAGACCATAACCCAAAGATCACGCTTGATGGGTCTGGTGGTGAGACGTCTGAGGGAGCGATTGCTGATCCCAACGACATAGTGCGAAACGTGGTGTTGGTAGTTGATGCGTCGACGGGATATCGACCTATCGATGACGAGACGGAGCGCAGGGTTATCTTTGGAAGACTGTCTGGTCCCAACCAAAAGGTAGTTGGTGGCGTATGGCAGTTTCTCAATGCGTCCAGGAACGTCGTAACGACAGATGGAAATGGGCAGGCGACGATTGAGTTCGAAGCTGGAAACGCCATCCTTGGTCCGGATGGGGCCTACTACGAGGTCGATTCGATTCTCACCAACAACAGCATCGAGCTTCGCTCTGCGTTCCAGGGTGTTTCTGCCACAGTCACCTCAACGCAGGTTACGCAATGGAAGGTTCTTCTCAAGAAGATCGTCAGCGGAGTAGAGGTAGACGCGGCCCTCTTAGACGACACCACGATTAGGTTTTTCTTCCCGACCTTCCTTTCCATGAAGCAGAGCAACGCCGATTGGCGATCTGCGCTGCATACTGCGGCCGAGCGCGTTCCCCTTCCTAGCGCTTCCACTGTGGTCCCCGGGATGGTCCGTCTCGCTAATTCTGGCGCATTACTTGGTTCGGTAAACATCCAGAACGCGGGGACTCCTATCGCCGGTGGCCCCTTCCATACGATCAACTTCAATGCCGCAAACGCTTCGGTTGTTGCTGCTCCTGGAGACCCACAGGAAGTCGAGGTTGTCGAGATCGGTCCTGTAGGGGCAACAGGCGATGATGGGTCAAGCGGAGCGCCAGGTGATCCCGGAGACACGGGTCCTGGCTACAGTACGCTCAACCCGTTTGAGATCAGCACCGAGTTGCCAGGTACTCCAGGATTGACCGTCATGTGGTCATTCACGAAGGACATGGGTCACAACGTCCGTTACATTAGCGGCGGCATCGCCAAATGGCGGGATAATGGCTTCTTCTCCACACCTGGAGATCGCCTTGACGTCTCTGATGTAGTCATCGCTAGCGCGACTGAAGGTCGAATCGAAGGCAGCATGGGTGGTGTCTTTGGCGACGTCTTCGTCACGCCTTTCTTGAGTTCTGCTGGTGATTAGGAGGAAACATGCCCCTTGTGTTCGGTGATAGGGTCAAAGAGACCTCGACTTCGGTTGGACTTAGCAGCTTCGTGCTTGATGGCGCTACGACTGGTTTTCAGTCGTTTGCGGTTGGTATTGGTAACGGAAACCAATGCTTCTACACCATCGAGAACGACGCCGACGCTTCGTGGGAGGTCGGCATCGGAACGATCAGTGGTGCAAGCCTTGCGCGCGATTCGGTTCTTAGCTCCTCAAACGCTGGGGCACCCGTCAATTTTGCGGCTGGGACTAAGCAAGTTTTCGCGACCGAGGCTGCCCAGCACTTCAACGACGCTGTGACTACGGCAAGCCACAATCTGTTGGACCACACGGGTATCCCAGGTGTTCCTGCTGCGGAGGCATTCACGTCTGTTGCTCACCAGACGCAGGATCATGCGGGTATCCCAGGTGTTCCTGCTGCGGAAGCCTACACGCAAGTAGCGCACGACGGGGACGATCACACTGGCGCCACGCTGATCGCCCCTCCCTCTCAGGTAGAGGCGCAGACTGGTACTGCTACGACCGCACGTCTGTGGACCGCAGAGCGTGTGAAGGACTCCATCGTAGCGCTCGGGTCAGGGGCCGAGTCCTACGATCAGGCTGCGCACGACGCTGACGATCACACCGGTGCTACCTTGATCGCGCCACCATCTCAGCCGGAAGCAGAGGCCGGCACTGCTACGACTGCTCGTCTGTGGACTGCGCTCCGTGTTGCACAGGCCATCGCCGCGCAATCTGGACTTCAGCTTGCGACGTCGTTCGTTACTGCGACGAACACCATCTCTGTCGCAACCGGCTTCTCGCCGAAGTTGGCGCTCTTCGTCGGGCGGTACTCCGGGCTCACCGCTACACCGACCATCGGATTCGCTATCGGCACCGGAGGGGTTAATCAAGGCTGTACCGTTGCCGGTGGCCTTGAATCCGTCATTGGCTTTATCGCGGCTGACTCTGGTGGTGACATGGTGACAGACGAAGCGCACGAGGTCGTTCAATTCGACGCGACCCAGGTTCAGGCAACTCAGACTACTGGCGCTACAACCTGGACCGGGTTCGTGATCGTGCTGGGGGGCTAGTAGATGGCCGGCGTCTTTCCTACCGCTTCGAGTCCTACGGCTACAACCCCACCAGTAGTCTCCCCACCACCGGGTGTTGGGACCTTCCCCTCTATTGCGCTCTCCAACGAGTTTGTGAAGGTGCGTTGGTTCGAGCAGAATGTGGCCAAGGCAGTAAATCAGCGCTGGATTGGAATGCCTCGTGGTGTGTACTTGGGCTTTGACCCAGAGACCGTTCCGGGATCGCGCCTCGTCACCTTGGCTACAGACGCTCAGCAAAGCTTCTCGCTGCTGAAGGTCCCCTCCCGTGATGAGACGGTCATGGTCGACATCTTTACAGGTGAAGACGTTGTGCTTGATTTCACGGCGCATAACGCCTGGCCGGTGTACGTGCTTGCGACGTCGTCCTACAAAACAGGATCACCTACGCAAGGCAAGATCTTTACCCGCGCCTCAACTGCGAGTGCGATTGACGAAATCGTGATCTGCCGGGTAGATAAGGTCGGGGACGACCTAGTCATCGATGTAACGGAGCCGACGAATAGGCAGCAGCCAGTTGCCTTTCAGACGCAGCCCTACGGTTATATGCCGGATGGGTCTATTGAGGATTTGAGCACAACCAACGCCATCGTATCTGAGGTCGTCGCCGCTCGTTCCTCGATCTATACAGGGCCGCACGGTGACCTAAAGACGCGTCTTGATGCCGATATGGGTGGAGCCGAGATGGCCGACCGGCTCGGGTTTCGACTTGCTCACCTGCTCTCTAATGTCCACCAAAATCGTAGTGGGACGGCACTGAACGTTTCTGGTTCCTTTACCGAGACGGGTCGCACCACGGCCCCTCTCCTTACCATCTCTTCTGGTGGCGGCGAGTCCGTTGAGGGGGCAATCACTGACGGCGTTAGGGGGGTTTGCTTTCTCGTCAACAGCACTACAAAGCAACGAATCATTAACGAGACGACCCGAGAACCAATCTATGGGCAACTCGCCTTCTCAACGGCTATCATCGGAGCGGGTAAGGAAGTTCACTTCGTCAATGCTTCGGTCAGCGTCAATGGCAACGGGACGAACCCCTTTGGAGCACCGCTCGTAGAAGGCGATATTATCGCGGGCCCTGATGGCTTGTTCTACGAGATCAGTTCCATTGCTGACCCAGACAACGCCACGTTGGGCGCAGCATACCGTGGTGTCGATGACTTCATCTCGAACCCAGCGTTTCGGCGCTGGCAGATCTTCTTGTTTACTGTGTCGAGCGGCGTCTTCAATCTCGTCACGCCAACCAACGTGCAGTTTATCTTTCCGTCGTTCTTCCGTCTCGATCGTGCGATCTTCGACGGGAGCTTGCACATCAAACAAGACGGTGAGCGCCCTCAACTTCCAGTTGCTACTTCCGCGAGCGCCGGAAAGGCTCTCCTGGCAACCGATGGTGGTCTAGTTGGCTCGTTCCGTACCATTAAGGATACGGGAACCTCCATCGGGGCTGACATCCACACCTTGAACTTCCTCACCGGTGGCGCAGCAAACGCCGGCGCTGGTGTCGCCATCGTGTCTGTGCCTGGAGCTAAAGGCGCACCAGGTCCCTCCTCCAATCAAGGGCCCGACGGTCCAACAGGCGCGGCGGGCTTTGGTTACAGCCTTCAAAATTCCTTTGAGACTGGACCGGAGTCGGGAGACACAAGCACAGCGGTAGGACCCGTTACCGTGTCCTACACGCATGACTGGACCGTACCGTCTTCAACCCCTACGTTATCCGCCCAATCGCCTAGGTCTTACGCTCATGTCTCTGGAGGATGGAGCATCATCAATGGCTTCCACGGGGGCGGATTTGAGCGGATTCACATCGACTCTTTGGCTGATGACGGCGCCAACAACACTCGGATCATCTACCGTATTCAGCCCGACGGTAACCTGAGCAATACAACCATTCAGTGCTATATGGGAGCGTCGCAGTGAGACATTACTTTGGCTATGACATCAACGGCGACCTCCTCGCCATCGAAACCTATGGTCCTGCTGGCTGGCCCACCGATCATTGCATGGAGGATCCGCAATGCGTCAAGGACTCGGTTTGTTCTCTGCGCGAGAGCCGCGCAAAGAACGCCCCAGGCATCATCGATTGGGTGCTTTATGACTGCCCTTGTAATGCAGGGCAAGGCGCCATTCTGAAAAACTGCACCTGCGTTAACTCGAAATACGGCGTGAGCTATGTAGACGTTGCGTCAAGGGTGCTGAGACCTAAGCCAATGACGACGGTCTACATCGACTCCGTCGCGATTCAGTCCGGTGACATTATTACCAGAGACCCAGGGACTCAGATGACTCTCAAAGTGACCGGTAATGGTGTTCCAGACGGTACGGTAGTTAGGTGCGTGCAAAAAGGTTCGGTCGATCTCGTTCTTGACGACGAGTGGGAATTGGAGTTCTCGAACGGCGTATCGACTACCAAGGTGCTGACTGCGCCCGCACAAGGTGCAAGAGGCATTGTCAACGTCTCAGGCACCTTGATTCGTCCGGTGATCTTCAGTGTCCGGGGCTTTGCATCCTAGGTATGAGCAACATCGACGATGTTCTGCCACTTCCAGATCAAGTTGAAGTTCGACTTCTAGCGCCCAACATGATGGTCCTTAGGGGTGTCGTTCCAGAATGGCGCGACGAACTCATTCAGATCTCTGAAAAGATCCAGTGCTGGAAGCACTCTGGGCAGATCCTTCCTAATGGTAGTGAGAGCTACAAAGACGCGTTCCGAACGAGTCGTAGCTTCATCGTCTCCGCGTCTCATCCAGACTATGGGCCGTGTTTGCGGCGCTTCGAAGAGGCGCTCTTTAAGGTATTCCATACCGGCGTAACTGCTTACAAGAATCACAATCAGTTCTTGACTGTTACGCACGACTCAGGCTTTGAGATGCTGCGGTATCAAGAGGGTCAACGCTTTGGGATTCATACAGACGCCATTTTGGGCCGGCAAGAGGGCTTTCGGCAGCTTAGCGCGGTGGTTTATCTCAATGATGGCTATGAAGGCGGTGAGACCTACTTCCCTCGTCAGCAGATCAGGTTCAAGGCACAAGCAGGGGACCTAATCCTTTTCCCTTCAACTTTCTGCTACCCTCATGAATCCTTACCAGTGACGAAGGGCATAAAGTATGCCATCGTGACCTGGTTCATGGCCTATCCAAAGATCCAAGAAGACTCAGCCAAGGAAGAACAACATGGTGAAGCAGAAATTTATGGTGATCCTGCTGGGGTTGCTCCTGACAACGGGGTGTGCCTGCACGAACCCCCCGGAAGCAGATCTCCTGAGGGAGAACCGGAAGCACCTGATCGAGAGTCTTCGACCCGCACTGGTCGATTCGCTAAACAGGGCGCAGAAGCCTGACGGCACCCCTCTCTACATCGACGCGTATCGCAACGAGAAGGTGAACCTTCTTGATCGGATCATTTCTGAGAGTGCTCGCGTAGCGCCCACGGACGAGGACGGTGGGCAATACGCGCCCGAGCCGCTTCCCTGGAAGAAGTAGTCATGGCCCTCGACAAGGACAAGATCTGGAAGGACATCCAGGACGCGGCTAGACCTGAACTAGAGAAGCGCGCCAACGAACTTCGTGAGACCTTCCTCAAGAACGTTGACGACTTCATCGATTCATCCCGAGTTCACTTCTTGGATGACCTACTCAAGAAGGCAGCCAATTACGAGATCGACGCTGTGATGTCGGAAGACGCCGACATCGCCCGTCAGTATGCGACCGCTGCCGAAGATGTGTTGCGCCAGGTCTCCGTGATCTTGGTGGCCGAGAAGGTCGTGGCTGAGAAACAAATCGCAGCTATGATCGAAGCAGCCGCTCTTTCCGTTTGGGAAGGGTTCAAGTCCGTTGCCGCGGGCTTGCTGGGAGTCGCCATCAAGGGGGTGATCTCAGGCATCATTCCCGGAGGAGGTGCCATCGTTGACGCGGTGGATGACTTTCTCGGAGACAACATCGGGGCTGCTAAGCCCAAAGAAGCTTGATCCAATCAAGGGTTACAAGGAGAGAATCATGGGTACGTTCACAGCAGCGCAGATCAAGAATCATGCCGAGAAGGCAATGGAAGCGTTCGCGGATGGCTTCCAATGGTCCGACATCATAACCTTGGTTCCAGTGGTCATGGAGATCGTCGGCTCCGTTAAGGAGATGACCGGCGCAGAGAAACAAGAGTCTGCTGAAGGAATCCTCGATTACGTGATCGACGAGACCGATACCCCTTGGCTTCCGGACTCGTTCGTGGATCCCATCCTCAAGAAGGGCGTGCGGATCATGATCCCACTGCTCTTCAAAGCCTCAAAGGGTGAGTTCAGGTTCAAGGCTACCGACGTCGACGACTAAGTTCTGAGCCCCCGCCCACAAGGCTCCGTTGAAGGCTCCAGGTAACTGGGGCTTTCTGCGTGTACAATCCTTGAATGAACCTTGAACGTACCCCGTTGCTACTTGAGCGACGGATGCATACTCGTCATGCTCGTCGTCGGGCTGTTGATCTACTGCGATCTCGTGGTGGAGACACAAGCAAGAAGATCAAGGGGCGCGGAAAGCTGTCGCGCCTATCAATGCTGATTGCTCGCGAAATGGACGCGCCACAGCGCTCTCCGCTCACTGGAATTGCCTCTGGTCACGGACTGAACTCCATGCCCGGCGGCGGCATCATCAAGCACTCATGATCCGCCAACACCTCCTAGTCGAAACGCTCATCTCCAGGATCATCACCAGACGTGGTCCGGTGTTCATGTATCGCCGCCCGCAAGGTCCGCCTGTTACGAGTGATGAGACCCTGGATAGGTGGCTGCATAAGACGACGCAGACGTTTGACTTTGCGCCGATTTTTAATGGAGACCAACACCAAGCAAGGATCGTTGCCGAGCGCTACTTAGAGCACCTCAAGAAGAATGCTCAACGAGAGGGCATGGACTGGAGCGCGCTCACCATACGTCTCAATCAAGTTAGTCCTTTTCTTCGACGAGGACTTCAGACCTTCTTCTCGTTTTTCGACGCGGCAACTCGAACTCGAACTCGAAGCTGATGCTTGGTGCCGAGACCCTAATCTCAACGCTCGCTGGTCCGCGCCCCATTAGTGATTTTATCGATAAAGGGCCGATCCGCGTTTTCACCTGGGACGGCGATCGAATCACCGTTGGTGAGGTTGAGATCAAAGACTCGACGCGTCTAGTCATCCCTTACTGCGTCGAACTTGACGACGAGACGAAACTCGTTCTTTGCTCAGAAACTATGCTCTTGCTCAAAACTGGAGCACCTCGCTTCCCTGAGCAGCTTGCACCTGAGGCTTCACTGCTGCCCCTCTACACGAAGGCAGACGTGAAGGGCTATCCGATCTATCAGGAACCTGGAGAGTGGCACAGAGCGGCTCTGACGCCCAGTGACAGGAATCGGTGGCGACGCGTCAGCCGAATGGTTGCTGAATGGAAACTTGGAAGGAGATGTGCTCCTGGAGACATAGTTTCCTACATTTCCAAGGACCGAATGAATTGCGCTCCTGAGAACCTCAGGATTCATCAGAAAGATCGAAAGAAGACCGAAAAGAAGGTCGAATTTGCCGAACCGCTTTTTGAGGCTCAACGATTCATCAACAAGTACAACCATAAGATTACCCGCGTCTATCTTGACACTAGCCGTAGTTTGCTGTCGATTAGAGGCTTAGGAACAGCTAACCTATCGGTTGGCGGAGTCTTCGTCTCCGTAGACTCGGAGTAACTTGTGGCAATCCAAGACAGAGCCCTTCGCGCTCTCCGTCGCGTATTCGGTGACGACAGAGACGAGCGGGAGCGGGCCGAAAGTCCTAGCGCCGACGCACTTCGTCACGCGCCATCTTCCACTTACGCCATCTGGGGGCGTGAGGACATCGGCGGACTGCTCTCCGTCTCCCAGAATCTCATGGACCGCTATGCGGACTATGAGGCGATGAACGACTACCCAGACATTCGTTGCTTTACGGGCGACATGAAGGTCTACGTTGTCGCGGAAAACAACGTCATCGTTCCAACACCGATCAAAACCATCTGTGAAAGTACAGAAACTTTCCAGATCCTCGCCTACGACCAAAAGAAGAAGTCGTTGGTCTCGGTTGCTGCGGAGCATCCTCGGATCTCCGGACGCAATGCTCCTGTTCTTCGTCTCGAACTCAGCAACGGCGAAACGTTGCGCTGTACGCCTGAGCACAAGATCTTCTGCGTAGAGCCGCGCCCAGGCTATGTCGAGGCTAAAGAACTCAAGAAGGGTGCCTTCATCGTCGGCGCTCGTGCTGGCTTCGAGACTGAAACCAAGAGCATGCTGACCGTCAAGACAGCCGGCGGAGTGTGGTTGAACGAGGACCCTATTCCTGACAGCTTTGCGTCAGAGGTTTATGACATCACGACCTCGACGCACAATTTGCTGGTCAACGGCGTCATCTGCCACAACTCAGCTTTCCATTACTTCGCCAACGACGCGACTCAACCCAACATGGACAACGGGCGGGTGTGTTGGATCCAGAGCCCGGACCAAGCCGTCGTAGACATGGGCGACACGCTCATCAAGCGCCGCCTTCGTCTTGAAGACGATCTCTTCTCCATTGCCTACTCGCTCTGCCAATACGGAAACTGCCTGCCGGGGTCGTCGAAGGTGTGGCTGGAAGGCGCGGTCGAAGAGATTTCCAATGTGACTGTTGGAGATCGTGTCGTCCTCTACTCTGCGGGTGAGGCTACAACTGCGCCTGTTCTTGCTGTGCATAACAACGGTGTCAAGCCTGTCTTTCGTCTCCGCACCAAGCACCGCGAGATTCTCGCTACTGCCGAACACCCTTTCTTTGTAGACGGTCCGGATGGACCAATATGGAAGAATCTGGAGAATCTCCGGAAGGGTGACGGGATCTTCATTTGCACGCAGAGCCCGCCAAACGGTGAACCGTTTTCGCTTGCACACCTAGTCCCAGCAGTCAGCGATCTCACGCTACCTGAAAGAATCACGCCCGAATTCTGTCGTCTCTACGGTTATGCCGTTGCGGACGGTTGGATTACCGACCATGAACTGAACAAGTCTGTCGGTATTTGCTCAGGCAACAAGCCGGAGCATGCCAGCTACTACCTGAGTCTGGCACAGTCCTTTGCACCCAGAAGCTATCTGACCGAGGCTGACGGAACCTTCAAGCTCCATATTGGATCGGTAGCGTTTGCAGATCTCTTCAAGAAGCTGGGATGGTCTAACGGGGCGCATGTCAAGCGAATGCCAGGGTGGATTTGGGATCTACCAGACGAGCATCGTGAGGCGATGCTTCAAGGAATCAGCGATGGTGATGGCCATACAACCAGAACGTCCACAGACAATCACACCAGAGTCTCCATCGAACTCTGCAACCGCGCCTTGGTCGAGGACATCAAGACGCTCGCTGACGGCCTTGGTTACAAGTGCGGAAATGTTCGCTACAGAAAGCGGACTGGTGTTGCCTCCTACAATCAGATCGGGGATCCGATCTATGCAGGTGAATCGTGGACGATCACCTACTACGACGCTCGACTGCCACAGCCCTTCGCGGTTGAGCGTATTCTCTCTATCGAGGAAGCAGGAGAGGAAGAGGTTTTCGACCTCACCATCGACCACCCTCAGCATAACTTCGTTGCAGATGGTGTCGTCGTCCACAACTGCTTCGAAGAGGTTCTCGTCACTGAGAACGGCGTCGTCGGGCTCAACAACCTGGCAGCACCCACTATGCGTCGGGTGGAGAAGCTCAACGGCAGCCTGATTGGTTACGTCCAAGACGTGACCGGTCGCTTCACGGCCAATCAAGACGAACTCCGTCGAATGCTTGCTGGTGCGCTCACCATTCCCAAGCACGTTGCGCTCTTCGAGGACTGGCAGGTTGCACATTTCCGTTCGCGCTCAACGACTAGACGCTCGCCCTATGGTGTGTGTATTCCGGCTGACGGAGTCGTGGAGACCGTTGAAGGACCGAAGCCCATCATCGACGTGAAGGTCGGAGATCGTGTCTTCTGTCGTCATGCGGGGATGCTTAGGACCACCAAGGTTATTGACCACGTCTCCAATGGAGTGCGTCCAGTCTTCCGCCTCAAGACAACCCATCGGGAGATTCGCGCAACAGGTAATCATCCGTTCTTGGCCCGCGTAGGAGAGATCAATCGCTGGAAGCCACTCGAAGAACTTCGTGTTGGTGACGAAATCGTCGCCGCGACGGCACTACCAGGTCTTGGCAACAGGCCGCCCCTCGGGCGTCGCCTTCGGTCGTTCAACGATGAGGCGTCAGTTCGTCTTACTGAGGCAGGCATCACTGCGATTCGCAGCGCCAGTTCGCGTGGCAAATACGGCCCCCGCGATGCTGGCCTAAGGAAGGTATTCGCGGATCGAGGACTCACCAGAAGTCAAATGAGCGACATCCTGGCGGGGGCGTCCTCGCTATCCCTAGGCACCTACAAGGCGATTCTTGGCAACCTCGGCCTTGTTGTCGCTGTAGGTGACTTCGAGGTCTACCACGGTCCTGGGGCTGTCGTTCCGACGCTGCCTGATTTCGTGGATGAGTCGTTCTGTCGGTTCTGGGGATTCATGCTGGGAGACGGCTGGCTTACCGATGAGCAGGTCTACTTCGCTCGCGGCGTCGACGAGGACGTCAACGAGTTTTATGAGAGCTACCTCCAATCCTTCGGGTTGGCCCCCAGTCGAACAAATGACAGCACGCAATGCTTCGTCAACTCCACTGTTCTCGTCAGGACCATGCGCGAACTCGGCTGGATCAACGGCTGCAAGGAAAAGCGGATTCCATCATGGGTCTTTGCGCAGGATGCATCACTGCGTCAGGCGCTCGTTCAGGGGCTTCTCGATTCTGATGGGTGGCGATCCCAGCAGACGGGCCCCGAACGACGCCATATTGAATTGGCGAATCGTGATCTCGTACGTGACATCAAGATACTGGTCGACGGCCTTGGCTGGACTTGCGGGAACATTCGAGAACGTGCTCCTCGCGAGGGCATGATTCGCAAGGGTCTTGTTCACTACCACAACGGAAAGGTGCAAGAGGAAGATCAGATCATTAAAGGCGGACTTACCTACACCATCACTTGGCATGAAACTTCGCTCGGTGAAGACAACTTCGCTCTCGAAAAAATTGAGAGCATCGAGTTTGACTGCGACGAGGAAGTGTTCGACATCGGTGTTGCTGACACCGATCACAACTTCCTCTGCGATGGATTGGTCGTTCATAATTCCGTCGGAGAAGGCGCACGATGGATCTGGAAGCGTCTCGTCATGCTTGAAGATGCGGTCATGATCTACAAGCTGTGTCTTCGTGGCGACTCACAGATCTGGACCCCCGAAGGACGGAAAGCGATCAAGGATCTCAACGAGGGCGAAGAGGTCTACTCTTTCACGACCGAAGATCACCTCAAGAAGTCCAAGGTCGTCTACAAGAAGCACAACGGTCAGGACAAGATCTATCGTGTCTACGGTCCGACGCGGGAGTTGTTCGCTAACAAGACCCACCCTGTTCTGGTCGAGTTGACCACACCCGAGGGTGCAAGGATACTCGAATACGTTGAGGTCCAGAACATCCGCCCCGGTTTCCATCGCTTCGTTACTCCTAGGAAGAACGACGATGATTACATTGATATCGGCGAGACGGAGAGTAATGCTCTAGCGCTGGGCGAGTTACTGCAAGGGGAGAGGCTACCGGGTCGTGTTTTCCAAGCTTCGCGAGACATCAAGCGGCTGGTCTTGCGTGGTCTCACGAACTCCTTGAATGAGGAGACAGTTTTTTATCGAGCCGGTAGAAGGGCTGTAGACGACCTCCGAGACCTGGCTATGCAGGCTGGGTTCCTGGTCACCCTCCCTCTCGAAGAAGAAGATGACCGGTGGGTTGTCGCTCTCACATTTTGTGACGCGTCCGCATCGGCTACCATCGATGACATCGAGGAAGTTGGAACAGACGACATCTGGGATATCGGCGTCGAAGCAGATGAGCACAACTTTGTCGCTAACGGTGTGGTCGTACATAACACTCGGTCTCCTGCAAGGTACGCGTTCTACGTGGACGTCACCGACGTTCCCCCGAACCGCGTCGAGTCCTTCTTGAAGCGCGCTAAGCGTGACCTCAAGAAGAAGAAGATGGTCAACCCCAATAACAACTTCCTTGACATGCGCTACAACCCGCTCTGTTTGTCGGGTGAGACCAAGATTCCACTTCTCGATGGGTCCGAAAAGACTCTGCTAGAGATGGTTGAGGCACACGAACGTGGCGAGGAGCAGTGGATCTATTCAGTCGACGTCGAAGATGGGAACAAGCTCGTCCCAGGCAAGGTTGTCTGGGCTGGTGGAACCCGAAAGAACGCGCAGCTTCTCAAGATTACTCTCGATAATGGCAAGTCGATTAAGGTCACGCCCGACCACAAGATGATTCGCCGCAGCGGTGAATTCTCTGAGGCACAGACGCTCAAGGTCGGCGACTCGTTGATGCCGTTCAGACAGCGCGTTAATCAGATTAGGACGGGTGGCCCTGCGGGTTACGAACAGATCTACGACCCCTCCATCAAGAATTACGTGTTCACCCATCAGATGGTGGCTATAGACCTTGGTATCAAGACCAAGACAAGTGGCTACGTCATTCATCACGAAGACTGCAACAAGCGGAACAACAATCCACGGAATCTAACGGAAATGGAATGGGGTGCGCACAAAGCGCTCCACCACAAGCTCTCGTGTGCCGCAGCAGAAAAGCTGATCGCCTACAATCAGACGAACAAGGCGCGCGCCGAAACTGCGGCAACGAACCGCAAATACGACAAGCCTGCGCTAATGCGAGAAGCGATCACGTCGGAGATTCGTGAGAAGCAGAAGAAGGTCGCTAAGAAGTCGAAGACGGAATTCTGGCGGGACAAAGAGAAGGCAGCGCAAGCCTCCGAGAAGATGCGCTACGTCTATCCGGCTGCCTTCGTCGATGCCATTCGTCAGGTCATCGATGAGCAGGGGCCAAAGGTCGGCGCTCCAACTATTGCGCGCATCGCAAACGAGCGTGGACTGGTCGAACTTCTAATCGAGGCGAACCCAGACAAGGTTGGGAAGCTCAAGAACGTCCACCGCGACATGATTCGCTGGATGTGCCATAGCCTCGGCTTCAGAAACTTCAAAGAGTTCAAGACAGCGGAACCCATTCCTCACAATCACAAGGTCGCGAAGATCGAATGGCTTGAAGAACGTGAAGACACCTTTACACTCACCGTTGACGTAAGTCATACGTTCGCAACCTCTTGCGGTATCTTTGTAAAGAATTCCAACGACGAGGATTTCTTCATTGCGGTCCGGGACGGGCGTGCCCTCTCACGCGTCGAAGTGCTCTCTGGTCCGGATTACCAGAACACGGATGATGTCGAATACTTCCAGCGCAAGCTCCACGGCGCACTTATGGTGCCTCGCGCTTACATGGGGCAGGACGCGCCTATCCAAGGACGCGCTATCCTCTGTCTGTCTGGAGATACCAAGGTTCCGCTGCTAGATGGACGCACGCGGACGTTAAGAGAACTTTCTCAGGAGTATGGGCCAGAGGATGAGTTCTATGTCTATACAAGCGGCCCCGATGGAAAGATCACTGCTGGGCGCGCTCATTCGCCTCAGGTCACACGTCCCAATGCGGAAGTCTGGGAGATCGCACTCGACAATGGTCGAACAGTGCGAGGAACTCCCGATCATCCTTTCATGCTGCGCGATGGCTCCTACCGTCGTCTCGATGAGTTAAGTCCAGGCGATTCGTTGATGCCGCTCTACCGACGAGATTCGGAAAAGTCTCGCGATGGTATGGGTGGCTATGACATGCATCTCTGCCCGGTCACCGGTAAGTGGCGGTTTTCGCATCGTGCTGTTGCCAATTGGAAGTGGCGTGGGCGAGTCCTCAAGAGGGAAGGTCGCGTTATTCACCACGAGAACTTCGATAAGCGCAATAACGATCCGCGCAATCTAGGAGATCCGTTGGTTGAGGAGCACCTTCAGATCCATCGTGAGCACGCAGAGAAAACCATCCTGCGACCGGATGTCCGCGCTAAGGCCATTAAGAACTCACAATGGTGGACGCAGAGCGAGGAGTGCGCACAACTCTGTCGCGAGAATCTACACCGAGCGCGTAGTCCCGGGGGCGGTCAACGAGCTTGGTGTGAATCCGATGAGCACCGTCGTCTCAAGTCGGCGCAGATGAAACGTCAATGGGCTAAGCAGAGCAGCAAGCTCCGCTTGCGCACTCAGACTGATGAGTTCCGCAAGACATCATCGAAAAAGATGAAGGAGTCCATTGCGCTTGGCAAGATCAAGGTGGGTGGCGCAGACAATGTTAGGTGGCGTCATGACGCCGAATTTGCACGGCTGGTAGATGTAGCCGAGAGCTATCGTTGCACGTCGATGGGTGATCTTACAAGGTGGACCGGTTACTCATCATGTTTGATCTATCGCCTACTTGAGGGCGAGGGTCTCACCTTCAGGGAGTTTGCCGATCTACATCTTGTCTATGGTTACGACCCGGGCGGGCACAAGAATCGGCGAGCCAAGAAGGTGGCTAAGGAACACCAGAGTGCAATTGAGTCGGTTGGTGTGCCAGGTAATCACAAAGTCGTCAGCATCAAGAAGTTGGACATCCGCGAAGACTGCTATGACTTCGTTGTGGATGGAACCCATAACTACGCGTTGGACGCAGGTGTCTTCGTCCACAACAGCAACGAAGATGTGAGGGCCGCGCGCGTCAGTCTTCAGATTCAGAAGGAACTGAAGAACGGTATTGAGCGCATCATCCGCACAGACCTCGCAGCCCGTGGCCATGGCATGCCCTGGAACGTAGACCTCGACGTCATGATGACTGTGCCGTCGAACATCTACGAGTTGGCGGCTATGGAAGTGAAGAACGCCCGAGCCGACTTCGCCGCCCGTATCCAGCCCTACGTGTCTATGCGTTGGCTTCTGGAGAACGTATTCAAGCTCTCTGACGACGAGATTCGTGAAGTCGAGAAGCAGCGCCAGCGAGAGGCTAATCTCGCTGATGCCATGGGTATGGACCCATCATTCTCTGCTTTCACCGGCGGTCGTCCTCCCGACCAGGAACCGGAGATGGGTCTGGGCGCAGGCGGTGATCCTGGCGCAGCAGGTCTACAAGAGGTTCCTGGTGGCGGAGGTGGTGGACTTCAGGAAGTCCCAGGTAGTGGGCTTCAAGAGGTTCCTGGTGCCGGGCTTCAGGAAGTTCCAGGTAATGGACTCGAAGAAGTACGTCCTGGGAAGAATACCTCTCGTAATGAGTGGCGTGCTTACGACCGTCGTCGGCGTCTTGAGGAGAATCGCTACCGCGAATCGCGCCAAAACCATCAGAAGTTGGTGGATATGATCGGAAATCTTCAACAAAATGATGCGGGGTTTGCCCGCCGGTTGGATGAAACAACTTCCTTCCTCAAGGACTTCAAGTCCGCGACCATGAAACGCGTCAATGGGCGTCTAGTAAGCACTCCTTCGGCAGGAGCGGGTCGACCCACTGCTGGTGGTGGCGCGTAGTTTCCGACCTAAAAAGTTGAGGAAACTTCAAAGAAAGTTCGATCTTCCTGTCATAGATAGTTGACGGGTATAGATGTAGATCATAAACATAGGTATAGCGAAGGTCATAGGAAACCAATGCCAGTAGTTCTCAAAAACGCAGTCGTCGACCAACTCCGCGCTTCACGCTACGCGGATGATGCAATGTCACGCCTCCGGGAAAACTCCTGGGAAGTGCAGCGCACTTCGTTGGTCCGAATGGTCGAGTCGTCTGAGTGGCGGTTTGGTCCTGCCGAACTGATTGCTACTTTCGATCATCACTTGCTAGCGAAGTCTCCTGGTGGGGACGTCGTTCAGGTTGAGTGGTCTCGCGGCGATGAGGGTCAGGTCTATCTAGGACGCGCTGTCGTTCACGAGTCGACCACACCTGTGTCAGACCTGGGCTATGAGGTCATGGAAACCGCTCGCTCCGCTGTCGACAAGATCCTCGACGAAGACTACGAAGCCGCCGGTCCCATGATCGCGAGCATCACAGAGGCGCTTGACGTCGGTGGTGATCTCCAGCGCCAGATCGGTAACGAAGTCACAGTTCAATCGCTCTCACGTCACGCCTGGTGGCATGACGTTGTTGGTCTCCGTGAGGACACCTTTGAGAAGCTTCCTGATGTGAACCTCGAAGACGTTCAAAGGTCGGCAACCGATCTTCTCGCCTTCCTGAAAGAGCAAGCGTCCGCGCTTTCTCTTACTGCCCGTCAACTTGACGGTGGCAACACAAGACCAGAGATCGAGTCTCTGGCGTCGGATGTTGCTGAAGACGTTCACCGAGCTATCTCGGCGTTGATGAACCTTGACCGTCGCCGCACGGCCGAGGTGACCAAGATCTACGAAGCGGTCATGTCTGCAACTCCGCAACTACTTAGCGGAATTGCATTCCTCTCACAGATGTCCGAAGCCTCGGACGAGAACGTCAGCTAGCCAGGTCGGAAGGCCCGAGGAGATTTCACATGATGTTGCCAGCCACAGGTCCGACGACCTCGCTCATGGAAGACCTTCAGTCCCTCAACATGGTTGAGAACAGCGAACCTTCGTCGAAGATCAAGCAGGTCAAGAAGTCTGACGCCGAAGGCGGAGACTATGCTGGTAAGCCCGGCAACAAGACTCCTGATCCTGGCGGCGACGTCGATCTGGAGACTGGTGACGCGGCTGCTGGTCACTACACCTACGTTCCCGGACGTGGCGACGAAGACGTCGGTCCCGGTGGCAAGTACGGCAAGGGCCGTGGTGGTGCCAAGAACGAGGACACCAACACCTCAGGCAAGATGGTCCCGAGCTTCATGATCCCGCCCGTCGTCTCTGAGGACGACCTGGCTGAGGAGCAAGAGGCCCTGGCCGAAGAGGCCCGCGTTGGTCAACTGAACAACGCCTGGAAGGTCATCAACGCCTACTTCAGCGAGGACGAGGACGGCCTCAACGAGGACGGCCTGCGTGGCGTCATCAACGCCCTGGGTCACGCACTCAACGTGGCTGTCGAAGACATCAGCATGCTCCAAGGTGAGAACGTTCGCCTGACCGAGGCCGTCAATGACCTGAATCGGATCCTCAAGGAGTCCGAGCTTCACGAGGCCGCAATGCCTCCTGAGATGGTCGCCAAGTACAAGGCCATGCAGGGCAAGGACGACGACGACGATGACGACGATGAGGACGACGACGAGGAAGAGCAGAAGGAGTCCACCCGGGGCCGTTCGAACCTCTACGAAGACGCCAGCCTCAACTCGATCCTCAACGAAGTCGCCTCCATCGGTGGTTCGCCCAAGCAGCAGGCGGTCAACGCCCAGAGCAAGCTGATCGACGCCTTCGAGAGCGTGATGGAGTCGGCCGCTGAGGTCGTCGAGCGTGTCGTAGATGTGATCCGTGATGACGAAGGTCTCGCCGAGGACGAAGAGATCGAGCTTCCCGAGAACGATGCGCGCCTCAAGGTCGCGCAGTACTTCCAGGGAATCGCCGAGGACGCCCAGAACTACCTCGCCCGTCTCGCCGACGGTGACGTTGCCTTCCGAGTGGCTGAGGAAGACCTGAACCGCTTGCACGCTGACATCCAGACAGGCATCGACGCGATGCACAAGATCCCCGCGTAAGGAGACGTAGTCGAGGAACGGTTTCGGTAACCCACGACTAAGTCTGGAGAAATTCATGACGACCAACACAATGAGTCCACAGGTGGAGCAGCGCTTCCGCGCTAGGGCATCCACTCGTCGGCCTCTGGTCGACAACATGCTGGTGGAGTCCGAGGGCTTCACCAAGATGACTGTCCTGGCCGAAGACTCTCAGCGCAAGGGTGTTCTGATTGTCGAAGGTCTGGTCGGTATCTGTGGAAAGGCGACGAAGAACCTTCGTCTCTACACAGAATCGATCATGAAGCGGGAGATCAAGCGTCTCCAGGAGCGGATCGACGCACGATCTCTTCTGGCTGCGGTGGATCACCCAAACGACGGTAAGTCACGTATTCGTGAGGCCGGCGCTATCTGCGTTGGTCTCCGATGCGAAGCTGATGGTCGGATCATCGGTAAGTACGAGATCGTCGAAGACTCGACGGGTGGTCGTGACCTCGCCGCGTTCCTGCGTGCAGGTGCCTCCATCGGTATGTCTTCGCGTGGCCTGGGCTCGACCTCAGTCAACATGGAAGGTGTTCACGTCGTTGGCGAGGACTTCAAGCTTCACGGATTTGATTTCGTCGCTGATCCAGCCTGTGAGACGGCCTACCCCACCTTGGTGTCTGAGGACATTGATGCGGCTACGGTCGATGAGAACCAACTTCGCGCAACCTTCAGTAACCTTGTCGAGCAGATCGAAGATCGCGCTCGTCAAGCCGGTGCTGAGATCGCTGAGGAAGAGGTCCGGGCTCAGGTCGAAGAGGAGTTCAAGCTGGCGCTCGATGAAGCCGGCGGCAAGCTTCGCGAGGACATCAAGCTTCAGGTGGAGTCTGAGATCCGCGAGCAGCTTCGCGAGGACTTCTCAGTCAAGTTGCTGAAGGCGCTCCAAGAGCAGCGGACTCAAATCGAGTCGGTCGTTCGTTCCGAGCTTCTCTCCGACCCGAAGGTTGGTGCCGCTAAGCGCTTCATGGAAGACCTGGCAGCGAAGCTCGTCCCGTTCGCTCCTGCTCCCGACCAGCAAGTTGTCATGGATGACTTCGAGAGCAAGCTCTTGGCGTTGCGCGAAGAGGTCGAGCAGAACGAGGCTGCGGTCCACGCCAAGGACGGCGTCATCAATGAGATGTCTGAGCGCGTGGAACAAGCCGAGCAGGCCGCACGATCGCTAGGCTACAAGCTCTACATTGAACGGTGTCTTGAGGGTCGTGAAAACGCCGCTCAACTCCGTGAGATGATTGGGATCCCTGACGGCACTGAAGCTGCCGACGAGCTTCGTGATCGCGTCAGCGCTGTGCTGCAACAGGTCACAGAGGCAGAAGATCAGGCAATGACCCAGGCGCAGGCCCAGGTCAAGGTCAAGGAGCACAAGGCCGATCTGGCGCGCAAGAAGGCAGAGGTCGCAACCGAAGAGTTCGATCGCTTCCGCGTCGAGATGGAACAACGCTTCGAGCGACTCTCAACTCGCATGGGCGCACAGATTCACGAAAAGGACCGAGCCCTCTCTGAGGCTCTCGGCCATATCGAGAAGCTGGAAGGCACGGTCAGCAAGTCTCGCCGTCAAGTCCAAGAGGCTGATCTACATGCTTACGCGGCTCGCCGCGTGATCGGTCACCCTCGTGCAAACGACATCCTCAAGCTCGTCGAGAGCGGACGGGTGACTTCCAAGGGCCAGGTCCAGCAACTCGCAGAGCAGTGGGACAACGCTGCAAGCGAGCCTGGTGGAGTCAGTGAGCGCATTCGTCGCTCACTTGGACGCGGTCGTGAGGCACCTACAGAGGATGACCAACAGCGTTTCAGTCAACTAATGGAAGGCCAACAGTCCATTCCCGGACTTGAGGGCTTCGATACCACCATGGGAGAACTCCGCGCGCTGTCGGGGATTGACCATGATTCTTTCAATGGCAGATTCTAAGGAGGGACACCCATGTTCCAGGCACGTTCAATGATTGCCGAGAGTGCAGAAGGGTGCGCCCTCGCCGATCACGGTATGGTTCGACAGTACGTCAACAAGTGGGCTCCCCTGCTTGAGGGCATCGAGTCCGAACTCGACAAGTTCACCCCTCGCGGGCAGGCCCAGTACGTGAAGTCCATCGCGGCTTTCATGTTGGAGAACCAGGCTCGACACCTGAAGCGGCTGTCGGAAGAGACGCGGGCCTTGTCGGTCGGTCCCTTCCTCAAGTTCGTCTTCCCCGTCATTCGACGGGCCGCCGTGCGCTTGGTCGCGACGCAGATTGCGTCCGTCCAGCCCATGACTGGTCCCATCGGTGGCGTGGCCTTCTATCGTCCGCGCTACGCGACGGACAAGGGCCAGGTCGTAGCGGGCCAGGAGATGAACAAGACGTTCAACAAGTGGTACTCGTCGAACTTCATCGACGGCGAGGCGATTGGTACCGGTAACGGCACCAACACCGTCTTCTCGACGAACCTGAAGTTCCCTCGGGTTCTCTCAGGCACGATGCGTGTTCTCGTTCGCACCGCTGGTACCCGTCAGACGGGCACCCTGGTCGGAACTGACAACGGCGCTGGCGGTCTGACCGCTGTTGCTGGCGGGCCTCTCGCTGGCGGCACGATCAACTACCAGGCCGGTCAGCTTCAGGTCAACTTCGCCGCCGCTCCCGCGACGACCGACGAAGTCCTGATCGAGTACAAGTACGACAACGAGTTGAACCCTCGGATCCCCGAGGTTCAACTGGACATCGCGATCCAGGAGATCCGCGCCGAGAGCCGCAAGCTCAAGTCGCTGGCCTCCGTCGAGGCTGCGGACGACCTCCGCGCTCTCTGGGGTCGTGACATCGACGCCGACCTCGTTGCTCACATGAGCGACGAAATGACGGCGGAGATCGACCGCGAGATCGCCGGCACGGCGCTCAACGCAGTCGAGGGTCTGGCCGTTCTGGACTGGGACCGCGCGACTCCTTCGGGCGTCAGCGATCCTGAGCACCTCCAGTCGCTCGTGATCCGCATGTCCGAGTCGAGCCACATCGTTCACCGTCGCACCCAGCGTGCGCCGACGAACTGGTGCATCACCTCGTCCGAGATCGCCGCCCTTCTGGAGACCATGCCCGGATTCGCTTCCGTGGACGATGGTCACGTCTACCAGGGAGGCATCATGAAGGGTGGTGTCCTCAACCGGAAGTGGGTGATCTACGTCGATCCGCTCTTCCCGCAGGACGAGATTCTCATGGGTTACCAGGGTCCTTCGATCCTGGACACGGGCTTGATCTACAGCCCTTACGTGCCCATGGAGATCACGCCCAACTTTGTCGATCCAAATGACTTCAGCCTGCGCCGCGCGATCCGCACGCGTCACAAGATCACCTTGATCCGGCCGGAGTTCTTCTCGAAGGTCAAGGTCTCGAACCTGAACTAGTTAACTCTAGCCGGGTCAAGGACTTAGATCCTTCACAAAAGCGTCGACTCGTTATTCGAGTCGGCGCTTTTGTCGTTTAGTGATAACTCACAAGAATCACTCAAGGGTATACACAGATTACGCATTGACCGGACGACTTAATTGCGCTACCCTTCGGCTATGAAAAAAGAGGACAGTGCAATAGTCCGAATACGCAACGAAGCTGCTAAGGGAGTATCGGTTAGAGCGTTGGCAGTTAGCCATAGATTGTCAGTGGGGGCTATCCAGAAGATAGTGACGGGGAAGACCTACAAGCAGGTGGGCGGGCCTATCCGCGAAATAGGAACTAAAGAGAAATCGAGAGCCGGAAGCTGTAACCCAAACAAGAGCCTCACCCTTCGACAAGTCATTGATATCCGCAATAAGCTCAATCAAGGAAGCCCTAGGTCTAAGCTCGCCAGAGACTATCAGGTCAGTCTTTCTACAGTTGATAAGCTGGCGACCGGCAAAAGCTGGAATTTGCCTTACGCGATTGGAAACGCAACGACGGTATTCCCTGATGAAGAACTCATCAGGATCAACCTCAAGGAAGGACGACCCGACCGTGGGTCTGAGGAAGAGACGCTCCTCGTTTCTCGGGTCGAGGCGGCGTTCAAAGTGTTTGGATACCCCTACCGTCGTTGGTCTAGTGCTCAGTTTGATGGGTATCTAGAACGCATCAGAGAGCGCGCTCCTGCTGTTGATTCGAACTCAGTAATTGATGGTGGGTCGAGCGTCGGACTGCGGCTGTTGAATGCGTTTCACCCGTCGATTGACCATATCAATCGAAAAGGGGCTAAGTCTCCAGTAGAAGTCTTCAACGATCCTGTGGCCCGCAGAGGCGCCATTATCGATCAAATCAGATATGGAAACAGGCTCTCGCCGGGCGGAATCAGAAGCGCCCTGACAGAGACTTCGGGGTCAACACAAATCTCATCGTTTCGTCCGACGATTGCTTACGCGCTGATTAAGCACTATGGCGCAAGCTCGCTTCTGGATCCGTGCGCCGGCTGGGGAGGGCGCATGGTTGGGGCAATCGCCGCTGGAATCTCCTACGTCGGAATAGACCCTAGCGCAGGAACAATAGCTGGTAACGAGGGTTTCTTAGTCGAGCTAAGCCGCTCAATCACGCCTGAGCAACCCGTGGCGCTTCTCAATGAATGCGCTGAAGACGTGCTTGGCTCTAATCGAGACATCGGCAAATTTGATCTAGTATTCACAAGTCCTCCATACTTTGATTTAGAGCACTATTCAACTGATCCACGTCAAAGCTACCTTCGGTATCCGAACCTGGAACTATGGTCGCGAGAGTTCTTGCAGGTAATGCTTGAGGGAAGCGCCTCTCGTCTTAATTCAGGTGGGCGAGTAGGGATCAATACATTTGATAAATTGTCAGAGGTGGTCTTGACTGCCGCAGACAAGGTAGGTCTAACACTCGTTGAAACGCTGCGGATAGAGTTCCCGTCGCGTAGATGGCAAAGAGCTTCTGGTAATCATGTCAGATCCGAGCCGATATTCATCTTTCAGAGGTCCAACGCATGATGATCAACTCTCCTCGGCAACCGCACCTACCGACGACGGATAGGGATAAGGAGAAAATTAAGCGATTAGACATGTTGTTAAAGATGCAAAATCATCCAAGAGGCTGCCGTGAGATTGCGCATCTCATGCTTCCTGGGGTCTACGCTAAGAGAGACTATCCTTCAACAAAGATCAGCGTAAGAGGGGTTAAAAAGGATCAGCGATTGTCTAGGCTGTTCTACGCTCTATTTGTAGGAGCAATTCCAGAGGACCAGATGATTAGACATACCTGCGATAACACCAAATGTCTGAATCCGGATCACCTCATACCAGGCACTTCGCAGGATAACGCAACCGACAAAAAACAACGCGGTCGTGGAAAGGGGCGTTGTAGTGGAGAGTCAAACGCTAATAGCGTGCTCACGGTTGAATTGATAACTAAGAAAGTTCTTCCGCTTTTGAAAAAAGGTATAGCCATCAAGGAAATCGCGAAGGAACTGGGCGTTACGCCTCCAACGATTTCCTACATCAAGAATGGTCGAACCTGGTCTGAGGTGACAGGCATACCAGCGGCTCCCGTGAAGTCTAGAGTCGGTCACTCTAAACGTGCCCCTTATGACCGTAGTAAACCCTTTTCTAACAACTTCATAGCTGAGTTCATGCGTAGCGTCTCTATTGAGGGCGATGCTACGTCTCTAGACGTAGAGACTCCATGTCGTGTATTCATCGGACAAACCTCTTCTGAGCTTAAGGGAAGAATAAATTCTGATGGCTACGGTCAGATCAGATGGGAGGGGAAATATAGATTAGCCCACACCGTTGGATTTAGGATCGCTACCGGGAGGTGGCCTAAGTCTGGCTATGAAATCTCACACGCTTGCAGGAATAAGCTCTGCGTCAATCCAGAGCACCTCGATGAGATGACACGTAAGGAACATTTATCCTACGCCGCCGGTAAAGGGTGGCTAAGCGCAGGTCATGTCGGCAACCGTGGAAATCAAAGGCTCACCGACGATCAGATCCGTCAGATCAAGGAGATCTATCGAGACGAGGATATCGCCGATCAAGAGGTCGTGGAGCGCCTGAAACTGCCTGTAAGCGCCGCAGCCCTTGCTGGGATCCGTAAAGGCCGGTCTGGCACTCATATCGTTGTCGAGGACTTTGACCCGCTAATTCGGCGCGGCAGAGCAGCCCGCGGGGCAAAGTCAGGTAGGGCCAAGCTTGGCCCAGAGCAGATCCATGAGATCCGAAGGCGAAGGAGCGCTGGTGAGCATGCGTTGGCGCTGGCGGAGGAGTTCGGTGTCAGCCGTCGTAACGTGGACGATATCGTAGCGCGACGGACATGGAAGCACCTGTCTGAGCAGGAATAGCCTTGAAGCCCGTAAGACAGGATCGAGTCACGATCTTGAAGGATATCTTGTCTGAGTTGCTAAGAGGTATGAAGCAACAGCCTTCTAGATAACTCTATGTAATCACGTTATGATGCGCTGGAATGTTCACTCCGCGCACGCTACTGATTCTTGAGCAGCACGGGTTCGCTCTGCTGAAAGAAGCAGAGGAGCAGCATCCTGCTGTCGACTCTAAGCCTGCGATGACGTTGCCGACGGATCATCTCCCGGATGAGGTGAAGCACGTTGCTCATTCGATCAACGGTGCTGGCGGTAAGGCCATGCTTATTGGTGGCGCTGTGCGTGACTCACTACGCACCCATTTTGGCCATTCCGATAAGAAGCCCAAGGACTTCGATATGGAAGTCCACGGGATGCATCCAGACCACTTGACTAGCCACCTCAGCACTCTTGGAAAGAACAAGGTTGTTGGTGAGAAGTCGTTTGGCATCAACAAGCTCAATAAGGGTGGGCACGAATTCGATATCTCGATTCCCTCCCACGCCAGCTTTAAGCAGGGAGAGCATGGCAAGGCTGACCCGCACATGCCTGTCTCAAAGGCGGGGCTTCGTCGCGATTTCACCATGAACTCAGTTGCAATGGATCCTACCACCGGACATGTCCATGATCCTCAGAACGGAATCCACGACATCAAGCACAAGATCCTCAGGCACTCGACCAAAGACGCCTTTGAGGAGGCGAATGGAAATGGCCCCATTCGGATCATGCGTGGGGCTCAGTTTGCCGCTCGTCACGGACTAAGCGTCCATCCAAAGACCATCGAACTGATGAAGAAGGCGTCGCATCGCCTTGCGACGTCAGAGGTCGCGTCAAGCCGTGTTCATGGTGAATGGAAGAAGCTCATCACCAAAGGTCATCATCCCTCGAAAGGGTTAGACGTCTTGAAGCAATCTGGTGCGCTCAAGCACCTGCACCCAGAGCTTCACGGGATGCACGACGATCACTGGGATCACACTAAGCGAGCAATGGAGCACGCGCACGACGCAACTCACGATCATGCGCATAAGGAGGCGATCCGTTACGCCACGTTGTTCCATAAGACGCATGCCGGCAAAAGCGCTAACGAGGTTGCAGAGCATGCGCGCAAGCACTTCGGTGTCAACAAGGGGATCGCTGCGCAGATTGGAAGCCTAGTCGAGCACGGACACAAGATTCGTGAGCTTCACGACTCTAAGGACAAAAATTCTCCTGCCCACGTCCGCCGACTCGCACACTCACTAGGCTCTGCCAATATCGATCAATTAGCTCACGTCGCTGAGGCGCGTCACAAGGCAGGTAGTGAAGATCCTCACCACGCTGGCGAATGGTTGCGCAAACAAGCAAGAAAGCATGGAGTCCATGATGCTGCGGAGAAGCCCATTCTGACCGGTAAACACCTCAAACAGCTTGGCGTAAAGCCTGGTCCACACATGGGCAAGATCATGCAACACGTCCACGGTCTTCAGCTTGATGGTCATGTTCGATCCGAAGAGGACGCTCTCCATCACGCTCGACGTATCGCTCACGAGGGTGGTCACCTCAGTGAATCCAACTCGTTCTACAACCGAATTTTCAGTTCTTAGAGAGACCGGCTACCGCTTGAAAGACGGTGCGGCAAGCTCGTGGTAAGTTGTAGGGTAACCACGGGAAGCCGCGCTATGATTTGCCCGTAAGCTTAGCCTTGTTGATTCTAGTCCCACCGAAGGGAGGTGCGGGAAAGACGGCGGCTTGCGGAGGTCGTCGTCTTTTTCGTTCACTGTGAGAGCCCCATGAGCCATACCACTAGTCTTTACGGTCGGGTATTCGTCGAGGGTTTCTCCAACAATCTCAGGCAAGCCCTAGCCGTCGGTATGCAGACCCCTGAGCGCTACGGTGGGCTGCCCCAGAAGGCTACGAAGCCTAAGAAGATTGCGAAGTTCAAGGAGCCTCTTACGAAGCGCCTGAAGCGCCACGCGACTGACGTTGGACGAACCATGTTCCCGCCGCTCAATGACTCTGTTGAACACTCTCTCTTTGACCAAATCTTCACGGAGTCCAAGGAGAAGATGGGAATCGTCGGAAGTCTCAAGAAGATTGGGCGCAACGCCCATGAATACATGGATGTTTCAGACCCATCACACCCATGGAGCAAGATCATCTCTACAGCACAGAAATGGTCCGACCAGGGCGGCGCTCTCGCCGGGGGTGATAAATCAAAATCTCAGATCAAGCCTGAGAAAAAGTCTGATTGGGGTGCCGACGCTTTGAAAACTACGAGTTCCTCGAAATCTGATGGGGGCTTAAAATCCCAGAATGCTCTGACGTCGCTCAAGAGGTCAATCAAGAGTGTTCAGCAGGACCGTGAGCGTAAACAGCGCACCAGTCGAAAGCTTCAGAGCATGAGCAAACCTCAATCTAGGGTCCCCTCGACCCCCCGCACCAAAGTAAAGTAACAAGCACTCAACCAAGAGGTAGCGGAACCTATTCCGATACCTCATAATCCACTTACTTTGGTGGCACCTACTACTGGTTCAATTCGGGTTCGTAACCTCTTTCCTCGCATGTAGAATGAGGTAACCACCCGAAACGGCGGAGAAAACTCATGGCGGCCAGCAGCAAAACAGTCAAGTATCAGGGCAGCTTCTCGGTGCATGATGCATCAAATGTCGCCTCCCCTAACAAGCCGATCAAGGATCTCACGCTGACCGTGGGTCAGGTCCAGTCGTCGGATCCGATGTGCATCCCTGGATCGACCACGGACTTCAGCGTTCCTTTCGGTGCGTTGACATTGGCGAAGCGGATTTACATCAAGACCGATCAGTCGGTCACGATGAAGTTCAATCAGAACACCGACACTGGGTTCTCCTGGAAAGGCGAGGGTGTGATTCCGTCTGAGGATGGCGTCACAGCCATCTTCATCTCCACGGGCGCCAACGACACCAACGTCGAAATCGTCGTCGCAGGAGACTAGCTATGGGCGCCGCACTCTACGTCGAACGCGAAACCATGCCCTCCGTCATTCCTGGCGAAGAGGTTATGGTCATTGCACGCAACAAAGGTTCGGAGAGTGCTGCTCCTCGGTTCTATGTCGTCGCACTGGAATCAGGTACCACCTTCGAGACGCGTCATGGTCAGGGTCCGATGGTGGAGACGTTTCCAGCTACACCCGGCTCTGGCTCCATGTTTCGCGGCCAGCGTGAAACTGTCGAACTCTCGGCTGCTGTAGCCGCCGATCACAACATCTACGTGCTGCGGTGCCTCACGGGTCGCCTTGCTGTGACCGTCGTCTCGCCGCATCGCGTGCAGATGCAGTTTCGCACTCGGGGGCTTAGAAGCGCATGACCGATCATCTTCATCCAAAGCGCGAGACCTATCCCTTCATCAACACCGACGACGAGTTCGTATCAGTCTGCCGGTTTCATATTCCGGCCAACATGCGCCCTACGCTCTACATCAAGGCGCTGGTCGATGCCGAGGTTCGTCTCGACGAGAGCAAGTCGCTCGACGACAGAGCAGGGTTTACGGTCCTCGACTACACGGCAGGTGTTACCGATACGGTCACGCTGACCGTAGACGGTGGAGCACCTACAGTTCTTACCGAGGGCACCGATTTCGACGCTGTCATCTCCAACGAAGAGACGGCTCTTCAGATTGCGGCAGCCATCAACACCGCAGCCCTTGGTCTAGTCGCTACAGCGGATGAGGCTAGGGTCTATGTCGTCGTAGCTCTCAACTCCGGCATCAAGACCTTCACGCTTGCTAGCAGTGATTTGACGGCCTGGAGTCACAATCTTCTCGCCATCATTGGAAGTCTCGCCACGCTCGTCGCTCAACAGACAGTCGAGTTGGACCTCGCCACCCGTGATCCATTGGATACGGTGGCCTTCTTGAAGATCTTCAAGGGCAAGGTCTCCTTGGATCTTCGATCACCAGTCGAGTGCCGAACCTATCTCCGTCAGCCGGCAACGCTGAGCGGCAACACGGGCCACCCAGGTGGCTGGCCCACCACTCCGTAGGTCTAGGGGAACGGCGTGACAATGGATACTGAATTTCAAACATGGAAGAAGGCTGTAGAGATCCCTACGGATCGTCTTGTCTTCACCGATTGGAATTGCAACGAGATGAGCCAGGAGAAGCTGGCCCATCTTCAAGCAGAGATCGAGAACGACGAGGATCCTGAAGATCCTCACTTTGATGAGCCGCTCCAGGTGATTCCGATTCAGGAGTCCGAGGGCAAGTATCTCGTTGTAGGTGGAGAACACCGCACCAAGATCGCGCGCTCGCTAGAGATGACAGCGGTCCCGTGCGTCATTCGTACCGATCTCGCAAAGAAGAGTCGGAAGGACTTGATCCTCTGGTCCGTCCGTCGGAACAACCTGCGCGGTCGAATCAACGCTCAGAAGTATGCCGAGATGGAAGCTGAACTGGTCAACCAACACGGTATGACCTCCGAGGCTGCCCGCCGATCCATGTTGATCGACGGCGATCTGGCTAAGGCGCTTCGGGCAACGCTAGCGGTTCGAGCAAACGAGAACAACGAATCAGACGACGGTCACGACGGTACCCGCCAGTTTGGTGATGAAGTTGATAGCGCGCGTGAAGATCGCCGCTCCAAGGAAGAGCTTCTTTCGGCGCTCAAGATGGCCGAACAAGACGTGCTCCTTGACTCTGCTGACACTGTCAAGCATGGCTATTTGTTTTTCGCTCAGGGTAAGAAGGGCCAGATGCATCTGGTCGTTGACGAATCCCTAGAGCTTCACGCACTCATCAAGCAGATGGTTTCCACCTGCAAGGGCAGTGACGCAAAGGTCGATGACTTCTTGACCAACGCGATCAGCGCTCAACTGAACAACTTGGAGACAAAGTGATGCAGGCACACAAGAACAAGATCGGCGCTACTCACAGCCGTCCTGCGATGAGGATGTGGGAGTGGTTCGACATGTGGGCTCTCTACGAAGAGGTCACGCGTCGCTTTGGGTCTTCGAACTTGTTCGAAGGCAAAGACGAAGATGAGAATCCCTACTCTGAAGAAGAGAAGGCAAAGCAGCACGATCACTATCTGAAGCACTTCAGGGAGGTGCTTCACAACCACAACACCATGACCCCTGAGGAGAGCAAGAAGCGTCTCCAGCATGTCGGTGCGTGGGCGGCAGAGACCGGTGCGGCGAACCGTCATGCTGGTGATCGAGGCCGACCCGCGCCCGCACTTGGCCCGTCTAAGGGTGAAGAAGAAGTCAGTCGCCATCCTGACGAAGAGGTAAAGGACTGGGAGCGTCGTCGCAAAAACCCCAAGGAGCAAGAAAAGGCTTACGCGAAGCGTAAGGAGGAGCATGAGCGGAAGCACGGTAAGCGCTCCGCAGAGCACGCGTCAGGTCTTCGTGGTGATGGTCACGATCTGAAGTCTGCGCACTCGGTCGGTAAAATCGTGCGCTCGGTAAGCGATAGCAAGCACGGGCACATCCTCCTTAAGGCTGCCAAGTCGCTCGCCGGTGATCCGCATAAGTCACCTGAGCGTGGCAAGGGTGTCGCAGGCAGAACTTCGCCTGAGGAAGACAAGGCATACGTCGCCGCTACACTGATGACAGGACATGGTGAAGCTCAGTCGGCACCAGAGAATGAAGAGACCAGGCGTCTTCACTCTCGGCTTCATGCTCGTCGCGCTCACGCAGAGACAGAAGCGGGCGCCCGAAAGTCAGACGAGTCTGAAGAGAAGTATGAGGCCCGTGTCAATGCGGCTGAGGGGAAGATCCCGCCCAACCACAAGCACGGCTATGCATCTATCGCGAACGATACGAATCACACCGAAGATCAAGCGAAGTCGCATCGTTCACGAATTTTCGGTAAGCGCGCCGGTAAGAGCGGTTCTTCGCCAATCCGTACTCTGGCCATGCAAGCAATCTCACACGCCGAGAGCGGTGGTTCGCTAGATCACAAGTGGGTTGCAAAGAGCGCGAAGGAACTCGCGATCATGCGACGCCGCTCCATGGAGGGCAAGGGCACCAAGAGCGACAAGCTCAAGGGAGCCGTTAGTAGGGGACAGGCTCTAGGTGGCACCGACGATGAGGCGAAGGGAATGGAGGGCATTTCTCAGTCCTCCAGCAAGCGCGCTCAGATGGTGAAGCGGGGCGAACAGAGCAGCCCCAAGTGGCACCACCCATCCTCGAAGCAGGCAAAGGCTGGTCATCCCAGCATGACTGCTGTTCCGCATGAAGCGGTAAACAAAGCGCTTGGACACAAGAAGACGGCAACTATCGACATCACCAGTGCGGCGAAGAAGCTCAAGGATAAGGGTCACACCACAGGTCAGATCGCTGATCTGCTCAAGCATCCTCATGCTGAAGTGATGCGGATGGTGCATGGCTTCTCGCCAACTGGGATCGAGAGTGGAACTGGTGCTTCTGGTCGACGGAAGGGTTCTCGTGAGAAGCGCGATCAAGAGCCTGTCGCAAAGGCGATGCGCAGTGAGAAAGAGGCAAAGCTTGCTAAGAGCAAGACGCCTACTGAAGCCGTCAAGGCTGACCTTCATCGCCTTTACCCGCTCCGTGACAAGGTCGGCGAGGGCGACGACGAGGAGGGTGAGGATCACTCTGCGACTTTCCACAAGCGCGTCAAGAAGATGTACAAATCGGCGCCCCACCAAAAGGACATCCAAAAGAGGGCTGGTGGAGCAGTAGCAAAGGACGCCCCTGAGAGCGAGATCCCTGAGCGTATGGGTCTGCATGGCGTTCCATCAGCAGGACGCGCTGGTTTTGGTGGCGGCAAGGTTAAGGGATTGATGAGCCCACTTGACCATCCTGGTGACTTCGATAAGACGGCCTCGCTTAAGAAGCATGGTGGAGATGAGAAGAAGGTTGCGGCAGACCAGAAGAATCACCAAGCGAAGCTCGATGCTTTTCACGACAACCTGGCTGAAAAGCACGCTGGTGTCCATGCAGCTATGGATCACGTTCTTGCAAACGTGCGCGACCGAAATCACCCACTAACCGTTCAGCACCGTGAGCACCATGACGCAATCAAGCTCGCGAAGGACACGAAGAACAACGAGGAACTAGCCAAGCTGGAGAAAGAGGGCAAGAAGAAGAACATCATGGGCGACATCATTGCCCACCACCTGAATCGCAGTGCTGATGATGAAAACGTCCAGAAGGCATTGGGTGTTTCTCGTGCCCGCGCTCGTGCAGCACTCACCAACATCATGGGTCGTCTGGAGAAGCACGGCGAGCACTCCATGGCGGCTAACATCGCTCGTGGTGGTGCGCAGCAGAAGTCTCGCGCTGGTGGCGAACGAGGTTCTGACAAGAAGCGCGCTGGCGACCCACTCTCCCGTGCCCGGGTTCGTGTTCCAGGCGATGAGTCTGGTGCTGGTGGCGACATAGAGTCACCGACCAAGCACAAGCCTGAGCGGTTCATTGAGCCGGCTAAACCGACCAAGAAGGTCAAGCTTTATCGTGCAGGCGATAAGCCTGTTGCATCGCCCCTCAGCAAACTGGACAAGTCTGCCGCGCTTGCGGATGCTCGTGCAGGTCGTAAGCCACCAGTGGCGCGAGGAAAGTCTGTAGGCACAGCAACCGTACCAGTGCCTTCTCTCGCAACCCGTGCCCTTGACCTACGCGCTCAGGCCGCTCGTAGCGCAGGTGGCGCGACCCGGGTGGCCAAGCAACAGGTCGCTCAAGGTCGTAACATCGCACAGCACCGTGCTCAGGTGAAGAGCCCGTCTGGTGCCGGTGGCCCCATCGGTCCTTACGTGTCGTCTGCCGCAAAGAAGGCAAAGGCTCGTATCGCTGCGCGTCAGGATGCGGCCGAGGCCGCCAGGAAGTCGCTCGCCGGCAAGGTCGCGGCGGCTCCTGCCGACAAGAAGGGTCCAGCGGTTGACCCGGCCGCCGGTTTCCCCAAGAAATCGGGTTTGGAGCGGGTGATTGCCAGTACAGTGCCGTCGAGGTCAGGTGGCCGCGCGAAGATCACTAAGACCACGTCTCCAACGCGGGGACAAAAGCAAGAACCACCACAGCCCGGAACCCCGGGTGGTCGTAAACCTGCCGGCGTCGCTTCATCAGACCTGATTCGAGAACGACCAACAGGCGAGAAGGGTGTCGTCTATCAGCAGCACGCTGCTGGTGGTCGCAGTGCTCCTGGTGTCAGGGTCCGCCCCAAGAAGAAGGACGAGCCGTGGGAGCGGAAGGTTGGAGACGTTTTCGGGGCACCTCGTTCGCCAGTGACGCCGCCTAAGGCTTCGGCGCCTTCCGGAGAGCCTTACACTCGCACAGGGCAAAGCCAGATTCGAACCAGCGGTGGCGCGAAGAAGTCCGAGGGCGCGAAGAAGTTGGACGCGATCTTCAAGAAGCCGGAGAACAAGGAAGAGTCTCTCTTCCTTCGCACCCGACTTGTCGTCAACGAAACGGCATCCTTCCCAAACCGAGTTTCGGTTTTCGCCTAAGGGCTAAGGGTTGGGGTCATGGGCTATCTGACAGACAGTATTCCTCTGGGTGAGAACTCCGCGTTCTGCCAAGATCTGTACGGCTATCGAATGATCGTCCAACCAGGGGCTCGTTCTGATGTTGAGCTTTCGGCCATCATCAAGAGCGAGATCCCTGATATCGAAGAGTGGCAATACTCTGGTAGACGTCGCTGCCCGATTCTTCCTTCTCGCGGCAAAGAGAGGGGGATTCGACGCGTGATTCACCCATCGAGTTACGCCCAGAACTCACGACGCGTCCGCCCTTTCACCGAATTGGTAATCTACGCATTTCATACGAGTGCGCAACGAGATCAGATCGCTGCTCGCCTTGTTCAAGAGCGAATCGGTTATAGGGTCGAAAATGAGCCCTCCTAGTCAGTGACCTTGCTGTGATTCCATCATGGTTTGGCGTAAACTAGCTAGAAGCAAGAGATTTGAGCTTTAGGGCTCTTGGGAGCAAAATCATGGCGCAGGGATTTGACGAGATTCTCGGCCTTTACAAGGCATCCGTAAGGAAGTCCCCTGCCCTGATGATGGAGACCATTTCGGTTGATTCCAACCGTGGCGCTACATCGCGAGGCAATTCCCCCTACGACAAGTACGCGTCGCCCGAGACTCGGTCCAAGGTTTTGGAGTCTCGGATGCAAGAGATCGAGGCGTTTGCACGCAATCGAGGTCTCTCCGCGTCAGCCATCTATGCACTCGCCGAGGCTGCGATGCGCACTGGAAAGATCCCTGACCTTGGTCAGTTTGGTCTGGCTGGTGACGACGCTGTCGCAACCAAGCAGTTCCTCATCTCCAGTGTTTTGAACATCGCCGGGTTGGAATGGACCGACTACAAGGGTGACCCAGTCGTTGAAGACGACGTAGAGGACCACGAAGGCGCGCACGTTGTCGGTGATGAGCCCGTGCGCCCGGCTCCTGAGAAGAAGTCGCGCCGCACCAAAACGACTGCTGGCGGCTATCAGATGGATGACAACAGCATCGACCCTTCTCGATTCATGGCTGAAAGCTCCGAGGGCATGCGCAAGGGCACCCAGTCGGCGACTGGTGAGTACGGTCGTGCGCGTGGAGGCCGTCCTGATAGTGGTCGGATCAGCAAAGCCCAGTTGGGCGTCGGCAGGACCAAGAGCCGCCGTAGTGGTAAAGCAGACGCTCAGGCCGGCTATGATGACTACGAGGCCGAGCGCGAGGACCGTGAGGAGCACGTCGACGTCGATCCCAGCATGTTCATGGCTGAGGGTTCCGGTGGCCGTCGCAGTCTGGCGCGTCGGACCGACGCGGCCAAGAAGGCACACGACCTGAACGTCAAGGCGAAGGTGAGCACGATCCCCGGAACCTACGACGATTTCCACGCCGCCACCGATGACACTCGCCAGCGTGAGGTTCAAGCCATGAAGCGCGAGAGGCAGCGTCTCGCTGCCTCTCCGCCACAGGGCGGAGAGCGTATGCAGCGCATGGCTCGTGGGGGTCAGACCATTCCGTCCGGTCGCGAAAAGACCGTGGGTTCGGGCGCCCCTGGGTGGGGCGCCTATAACCAAGAAGTCGACCGATCGGCCAAGAAGCTGCGGGCGATGCAGAACAGCAGCGTCGATGTCGATCCCAGCATGTTCATGGCTGAGGGTTCCACTAAGGCAGGCGGCTATCCCTTCGCAATGAAGAAGAAGCACTACCAAGGTCACTCTGACGACCAGCTTGACTACGCGCACACGGATGCAATGAAGGCTGCGGAGGCGGTGCGTGACCACGACCCGATCGCACACAACTGGTACGTCGACGATGCTGCGACCATTCGGCGTGAGATGAACCAGCGTCGGCAGAGCCCACGTAAGACGCGTGTGCGCCGTGATGAGCACATCAACGTCGACCCCAGTGTGTTCATGGCTGAGGAGAAGGGCACCGTTGGTGGTCCGTCTGCCGCGTCACTCTCTCCCAACCGCATGTCCGATGGTGGGGATACACCTCATAAGCTTCAGGACTACGAGCGCAACAACCTCCTCTCGAAGGCGGTCATGGAGAAGCTGAAGAAAATCGCCGGTGACGGTGTCTACGGCTACTCCCGTGAAGATCTCTTTCGTCTTGCTCGTGAGCGCGGACTGCTTGGGACCGAAGAGAACTACGAAGACGATGGCGACGTCTTTGATGAGGAAGATGAGAAGCGGAGCGAGCAGCAGGCTGAGGCAACTGGGATCGTCAGCACCAGCACCGATTCCAACGCCGGCAGCCAGTTTGCCCCAAACCCGACGCAATACGACGTCGAGGATGATCTTCTCAAGACGCCGTGGGACGAAGACAAGAGCGAGAAGCGACGTCGTAAGCAGGAGGAAGACGCCCGATCCGAGGTTGATAGGATCCTTGGGATCGAAGTAGGTGACCCGCGCAACGACTCGTGGCCAAAGCTTGGCTTCGAGATGGCCCGTCTCATGGGGGTCCAGGAGAACGTCGGTAATCCAGTTCACTCTTACATGACCCAAGAGGAGGTTGCAGCCGAGGAGAAGGCTCTGCGTGAGCGCTCTGAGTCTGACAAGATCCTTGGGATCATGCCTGGCGATCCTCGAAACGAGAACTGGCCCAAGCTCGGTGGTGAGATGGCTCGCCTCATGAACCTGGAAGACCAGGGTGTCCTTCGTGGTCCTCGCGGGATCAACCAAAACGGCTTCGACGACGAACCGATCCAGGAGATGACCACCGCAGGCAGCATGGGCGGCTACGTTGGCGCCGGTATGATGGGCGGCGGTATGACGGGCCGCACCTGCGCTATGCCCTCCTACGGCGATTCCTATGATCTTCCTGAGGATCCCGACGAGCGCGTCAAGGCCCTCAAGAAGATGCTCAGCAAGAATGGCCTCAAGAAGCCAGTCGAAGAGTTTGAGGAATACGAGCCGGCTCCCAACTCGATTAAGGTTCCAATCGTCCGCTCTGAGGATTACGACAGTCACCCGTCGCGCTTCATGAAGCGTCGCTAGAGGTCTACGTGACGCTCGAACGCACCAATCTCATCATGGAGACCGGCTCCTATGGAGGCGGCGGCGCTGGCCGCTCTGCCGGTGGGTTCGCTACACCAGTCTCGGGCAGACGATTCAACACCTGGCCCTTCGTCCCCAACGCTGAACTCTTGATGCAAAAGGATCGAGAGGCTCAGCGACGTCGTGAACGTCTGCGCGAACTGGCGCTAGGATGGTTCATGCACGGCGGTATGGGTACAGCCGGCTCGACGAATGGTGCGTCCAGTGGGAATGCCCCAGGATCAATCTTCTAGCGCCCACCGTTAGCGCCCCTCAAGTGCGCGGTTCGATAGAGGATCAAGAAAACATTCTTCGCTCTCTCAGAGAGCTAATCTGGTCGCTGATACCAAGCTGTCTGGCGTTCGTGCTAGAAATCGGTATCTTCGTGGACTGGATTATCTGGGGTGAATAAGATCGAGCCCGCGGGCGAGGTAAGGTGAAATCGTGTCCAAGAACATGGCTGATCTGAAGTGCAAGTAGTATGAGCGATCAGAAGAACATGACTGATCTGAACTGTCGGTCCACGATCTATATCACGCCTCCAAGGATTGCAAACGCGGTAAGGGCCTACTTTCCCTTAGGTGTAATTCCGTTTGATCCTGCGACGGAGCCAAACAACCCCTTGAAGGCGATCAACTTCTGTACGGGGCCGGGATCGAACGATGGGTCGCTTGGCGATGGTCTTACCGTTTCTTGGTCAGAGCGAGGTGGTGTCTTCGTCAACCCTCCCTACGGTAAGGGGATGAAAAGCTGGTGCGAGAAGATCCACGAAGAGACGGTCGCTGGTGCTGAGATCCTGGCGCTTCTTCCGTGCGGAGCACGGTTCGGTACCAGATATTGGCAGGACCATATCTTCAATTCTGGGCTAGACGTCACACTGTTCGTGCGCGGACGGGTACAGTTCCTACGTCCGGACGGATCGGGCACCCAAGGCTCGAACCCCTACGATTCCCAGCTTTTGGGCTTCGGAGTCGATATTGAACGGTTTACGAAGTGCTTTAAGCACCTCGGCAAGATTGTGGAGATGCGCGTCATAATGTAGACTTTCAACATGTCGCGCCGCAAAGAGCCTGTCGAACCGCGCTTCTGGGCGAAGGTCTCTAAGGGAGCGTCGGACGAGTGTTGGCAATGGATCGCCGGGAAGGGCGGACGGGGCTATGGCATGTTCTGGTTAGATGGGAAACAGGTGAAGGCGCATCGTGTGGCCTGGACACTTGAACATGGTCCGATCCCAGAAGGTAAGGGCTATCACGGGACCTGCGTCTGCCATAGCTGCGATAACCCATCTTGCGTGAACCCCGCTCATCTCTTCATCGGCACGAATGCTGACAACCAAGCCGATATGCGCAGAAAGAGTCGCGGCGTAAATACATCAGAACTTCGCGCGGAACGGATCACGTTTCGAGGGAAGTCGAAGACCATTACTGAGTGGGCGAAAGATCTCGGCATCCCTCGCGGGACCATCACCAACCGTCTTTACGCTGATTGGAGCGTCGACAGAGCACTGTCGGAACCTCCGACGCCTGAGAAGCGATTTCTCTATCACGAGGGGACGCGGCTGTCGGTGACCGAGTGGTCAAAGCGGACGGGAATCCGCTATCACACGATCCTCGCGCGTCTAGACCGTGGATGGTCGGTTGAGCGAGCACTCACAACGCCAAGTAGAGGTTAGGCATGGGAAATCAACCGTCGAAGCTCTTGATCCTCATCGCAGGGAATGCCGGAGCAGGGAAAGATACGCTCGCAAACTATTTGAGTGACGTTACGACGCCCTGGGCCAGAACCTACTCAACGGCATATGCCTACGGGATCAAGAAGATCCTTCATGAGACCTACGGCACGCCTTGGGAGATCCTGAACGGGGATAAGGACGTCAAGGAGTCGAACTACGTTCACATGGGCGCGCAGAAGACGAAGGTTACCGTGCGACGGGCTTTGCAGGCCATTGGTCAGTTCCACCGAGAGATTTTCGGTCCGACCTGCTGGGCGGCTGCGACGCTCACACGCTGCAAGGCGTCACAGGAGCGGATCTGCATCGTCACCGACGCTAGGCACCCTGCCGAAGAGATTCACTGGATCGGTGATGAGGCCGCTTCACAAGGCTTCCTAGTGGTCCCCGTGCGCGTTCGTAGGTCTTCGGTCAAAGTCAACCCCGATCACCCCTCAGAGAGCCTAATCTTGGCTGAGCCGGACGGATCTTTCTCGTTTCTGGTCGAGAATGAGGGTACGCTTGAGAATCTCAAGCAAGCTGCCGAGCAAGTTGCTTGTGCTGCTGTGCTGCTTCAGAAGAGTGGTAAGAAGAAGCTTTCCAAGAAGAACAACGGCTATGTCGTTCGCAACGAGTTCGGTAGGGTTCTCTATGAACCACTGCTTACTCCCAAAGAAGCTGATCTTCTGTCATGCGACGCCTCGAACGAGACGGGACAGGACCATTGGGTTGAGGAGGTCAAGTTCGATCTCCTAAAAGGGGTCGCCAGTGGCTATTGAGACAGCACAGGATGCCATTGGACTTCGCTGCGTCATGAAGGGCTACCCGGGAATCGTCTTGCGAATCAAGCATGTTCACCAGGATCTCACCAGCGAAGAAGGCTGCGATGACATGCGCCCTTCCTGGGCAAACGCCATGGCGCCCGCAGCTTGCGTCTGCGAAGTCGTCTCGGGAACACCACCCGAGGCGTGGGGCGAACCTATCACCCCCTTCGGCCACTTCCGTGTCGCCGCGAAGGATCTCTACTTCGAAGGAGATCCTTGTGTTTTGATCGATTCATCAGCCACCAATCCGCCCCGCGGGCTCTTCTTTTCGAGAGAGAAATCAATGTTTGAACGATTCACCGATAGGGCCCTCAAGGTGATGAACCTGGCTCGCCAGAAGGCGCAGCATCTCAACCACCTGTACATCGGGACGGAGCACATCTTGCTGGGCCTGATGGAAGAGGATTCTGGCGTCGCAGCCAACGTGCTCCGCAGGCTGAAGGTCGATCCGGAGAAGATTCGGGTCGAGATCAAGAAGATCGGTCAGGACAGTCCGATCGTGGTGAACACAGGGCAACTCCCGTTCACGCCGCGCTGCAAGCGGATGCTGGAACTGGCGAGCGAAGAGGCCATCAACTTGCACCACTGCTACATCGGCACCGAACACCTCCTATTGGGTGTCGTTCGAACGGATGAAGGCACTGGCACTGGCGCTGCGGCGCTGAAAAACCTGGGGCTGAATCTTCAGAGTATCCACGATGGGGTCATGGAGTTGCTGGGGGTGGTGGTCCCTGGGGTCACAACCCCGGTCAGCTTCGATGACTACCAGGAGTTCACTCGAACGACCGCTGTCTACCCAGGATGCGACGACCAGAACTTCAACAGCGCGGCCTACTGCACCTTCGGTCTCACTGGTGAAGCAGGCGAGGTCGCAGAGAAGATGAAGAAGCGCTATCGATTGGGTGGTCCCAACGCATTCCTGCCTAGATCGGTCGTGGACTACAACGGCAAGCCGGAGACCTACGAAGAATTCGTAGAGGCGATGAAGAAGGAACTTGGCGACGTCCTCTGGTACGTAGCCGGCCTATCAACGGAGCTTGGCCTCAAGCTTTCCGACGTCGCGCACGGCAACATCACCAAGCTGTCGTCTCGCAAAGATCGCGGTGTGCTCAAGGGCAAGGGCGACGACAGGTAATCGAGATTTGACCGCGTGCTTGTCAAGCGCAAAGATTGAATTTTCGGAAAATCTAGCGTCGTCCGAGGTAATCGACCGACGCTACTTGACCTACGTCAAGCTACACGAATAGATCTCGCCACCGCCCTATGCGATGAGATATGGTGGCTATCCTGGGCCACAACGGACGAAGCCTCCAATGGTATGTAACGTCCACTGGTCCAGTAAAGGAAACACAAGACGTCAGGCGCGAGGTGAGTAGGGACTGTGGGATTGCATCGGCTTGTTGAGCCGTCTTCCCTAGAGACCCTCTCCGGTGAACACGTACCTGAGGCTTACAGGAAGGTAACTACGTGGCAGGCTCCGCTACTCGCTCAACATCTGACGATCTTTCCAAGTCCATTGCGTTCTTCGGTGGCGCAGAGATGCCTGCTAAGGTTTGGAGCCGCAAGTATCGGCTCCGAGACAAGGTCGACAATTTCTTGGAGGAATCACCCCTCCAGACCTTCTGTCGCATGGCCGATGCCGTTTACGCCCCGTCCGATTCAACAATGCGGCAGAACCTCGTCGAACGACGCTTCATCCCGGCTGGCAGGATCCTCTTCGCGCTGGGCAATCCCTTCTTTAGCGCAACTTTGAAGAACTGCTATGTGCTGAGCCTTCGCGACGACTCGCTCGAAGCCATTAGTGACCTTCGCAAGGAGATGGCCCGTACCTACGCTATGGGCGGCGGTGTCGGAATCGATCTCTCCATTCTGCGCCCCGCAGGCGCTCCGGTGAACAACAGCGCCATCACCTCCTCCGGCGCCGCCTCGTTCGCTGACGGCTTCTCGCATCTGACCGGTGAGATCGGCCAGAACGGACGACGAGGTGCGCTCATGATCTCGATGTCGGTCGATCACCCAGACATCGAACGCTTTGTTCATTCCAAGAACGACTTCAATCACGATCTTGCGAGCGAGATTCGCGAGAAGCTCCCGCGCAAGCTCTACAAGAAGCTGAACGAAGAGGTGATCGAGCCTCGTCGTGCCTGTGGCAACGCCAACATGAGCGTTCGCATCACCGATCGCTTCATGAAGGCAGTGCGCGATGGGAGCCATCACATCACGCGCTTCATCATGGACGGCGGCGAAGAGATCGAGAAGGTCTTCGACGCAAAGAAGCTGTTCCGCGACATCGTGATGGGCGCGTGGAGTCACGGCTGTCCTGGCTGTCTCTTCTGGGACACAATGGCGCGCGAGGATAACCGCAATTACCTCGCACCTAGGTGGCACATTGTCACGACTAACCCATGTGTCACCGGGGACACGCGGCTCGCCACGCAGCACGGAATGGTAAAGGTTGAAGACCTCTATGTGAGTGGATCTGACATCGAATGCACCGTCGATACTCGTGCTCTGGGCGAAGGCAAGGGTGTTACCACTCGTCCGGCTGTACCCGTGTTCGCTACCTCAGAGTCAGCAGACGTATGGGAAGTAACCACCAAGAGCGGTCACCGCATCAAGGCTACAGCGTGGCACGATTTCTATACCACGCGGGGGAAGATCGAGTTAAAGGATCTGGTGATCGGCGATAAGCTACTGATTCAGTCCGGGAAGGGACAGTTCGGAGCAGAAGGAACCTACGATCTCGGGTTCCTTATGGGTCTGCTCGCGGGGGATGGTCATTTCACCAACCGCGGGAAGAACAGGCAGGCTGCGGTGGTGTCGCTGTGGGGCAAGGACCGTCGCTTCGTTCCCAAGGTCGTCAACATCGTGAACGAGATGGTGATCGGCAAGATGCCGAACGCTCGCCGTGTGGGATCGATCTGCGTCGAAGACCGCGACGAGGAGCGTGTTCGTTCTGTCACGCTTGCGAAGGTGCTGGCGGGTTACGGTTTCTCAAAGGAGACAAAACTTCAGGTGCCCGAAATCGTATGGCGAGGTACTGAAGACTGTGCCAAGGGCTACATTCACGGACTCTTCCAGGCTGACAGCACAGTCAATGTTTCTGGACACTCTCACGCTCAATCGTGCTCGATTCGCCTCGCATCCTCAACGCCCGCCTTTCTTCGAGAAGTCCAGATGCTTGTAGGGAACTTCGGAATCTATTCTGCGATCTACAAGCGTCGGAAGGCTGGGCAGCGCCTACTGCTCAATGGCAAGGGCGGCTATAAGACCTATCACTGCTCGGCGGATTACGAACTCATCATCGACGGCGAGAGTCGTGACCGCTTCGTGGACGAGATCGGGTTCGCGGATGAAGGAAAGCGCGCCCAACGCTATGCCCGATGGGCTGTTGACAAGAGTCTCTACAAGAGCCAATCTTTTACGAGCCCCATCGTCAGTATCGAATATGCTGGCAAGCACAAGGTCTACGACACCACCCAACAAGACCATAACACCGTCGTCCTAAATACTTTGGTGACAGGACAATGCGGCGAGCAACCGCTCTCAGATGGCGGCTCATGTAATCTCGGAGCGGTCAACCTCGCCCGTTTCACGAAGTATCCCTACACGGATCGCGCCGAGTTCGACTGGGACGGGTTCAAGCAGGCGGTGCGCGATGGCGTTCGCTTTCTTGATGAGATCAACACTATCGAACTCGAAGAGAACCGTGCTCCGATTCAGAAGCAGGCAGAGGTCACCGAGGGTCTGCGTCAGATCGGGCTTGGTGTCATGGGCTACGGCGATCTGTTGCTCCAGCACCAGATCAAGTACGGCTCTGACGACGCGCTCGGCTTCACCGACAAGCTGTTCCGCTGCCTGCGCGACACGGCCTATCACGAGTCAATCATGCTCGCGAAAGAGAAGGGGCCGTTCCCCGCTTTCGACTGGGAGCAGATCAAGCGTTCACCCTTCATCGACCGGCTTCCTGGCGAACTGAAGAAGCTGATGGCGAAGCACGGGCTTCGCAACAGCAACGTGCTCAGCATCGCACCCACTGGTACCATCGCCATCATGGGCGAGACCACTGGAGGCATCGAACCGGAATTCGCATATCAGTTGACACGCGCTGCTCAACTTGGAACCGGTAAGCGGACCAAGTTCACGTTCCTCACTCCTACTGCGCAACGGATCGCTAAGGCGCTCGGCAAGAGCGTTCCGCAGGGTGAGATCGAGGGTGCCGTCGACATGTCGTGGCTCCCCGAGTGGGCCGTGGCTAGCCATCAGATCGAACCCAAACGTCGTGTGAAGGTGCAAGGTCTCATCCAGCAGTACGTCGACACGGCAATCTCCTCAACTGTGAACCTTCCCGAGACTGCTACCATCGAAGACGTGATGGACGTTTACTGGACTGCCTTCGAGGCAGGGTGCAAGGGCGTTACGATCTATCGTGAAGGCTCGCGTGAAGGCATCCTTCAGACGCTTTCAGAGGCGGAGCGTCTGGAATATCCCATCGAGCCGCCGCTCCAGATCAAGTCCAAGCGACTGTCGTTCAAGGGAGAGAACGGTCTTCAGCGCATCCTCATTAACGTCGGCGATTTCCGTCCTGGTGTCCCCTGCGAGGTCTCGGTCATCCACGGCAAGTCGGGCACTGAGGTTGCGTCCTACGCGTCTGCGCTCGGGATCGTCATCTCTATCGCGCTTCAGAACGGTGTTCACCCGATCAAGCTCGCTAGGGCAATGGAGGGTATCAGCGCTGGCTGGGCGACCCGTCTCCCTCTGGATGGCAAGGGTAACAAACCTACGACCGTCCAGAGCGTTCCCGATTCTGTCGCCGCCGCGCTGCGGAAGTTCTACGGCAATGGAATCTACGAAAAGGGCCTCGCCGGCAAGCCTATCAACGGCGAAACCAACAAGTCCGGGTGGGAACTCACGGCTGACGAACGCAATCGAGCCCAGAACTGCCCGAAGTGTGGGAAACAGACCTACATCCCCGACTCTTCGTGCTGGAGGTGCATCAACCCCGCGTGTGATGTCGATGGTGTCTGCGGCTAACGGCACCTAACCCGAGTCAAACAAGACGGTAACCAGCCCTCGTGATAGGATCGCCAAATACGGCAAGCCTGTTACGAGGGTCGTCTTTTGAGCGCTACATCGATTCGACTCCTTCCGCTAGCGCTTCTCATCTTCATGGTGGGAATAGCTTCTGCGGACGGTCCTGCATCTCCCGTCCCACAGGTTCCTGACAATACCGTTCCGGGTTGGGTCTTCTACTGGGTGCTTGGAATCGGCTCAGCCGGCGCTGTCATTTGGTCCACCATCACTAAAATGCTCTGGGATCGCGGCTCCGAAGCACAGAAGGATACCGTTATCGCCAAGGAAAAAATCAGCGTTCTTTCCGAAGAGGAAAAAGGCTGGTTACGCCAGCTTTATTATTGGCATAAGGCGGTCGATAATGACCAAGTTCCGCTCTGGTACATCCCGCGTTCTTGGTTAGAGCACATTAAGAGCCTCAAGACAGATAATGACGCTGTGAAGGGTCTGCTCATCAAGCTTGTCGAATGGAACGAAGAACTCATCTCCGATCTCCGAACACAACTCAAAGAGAGTCGCGGACTTCAAGCTCAACAGCAGACTAAGATGCTGAAGCTTGCTGTCCGCGTTCAACGGGCTGTTGAGGCCCTTGCCGGTATGGAGTCCCCTCCTGCCGTCGAGACGGACCTTAATGACGATGACGATGACGATGACGAGGAGATTGTGTGACAGCAATGCGACCGGCACCAAAGCCATCAGACGTTCAAGACGCAGAGGATCCTATGTTCGACGAGATCGTTCGGCGAACTCTCGACAAAGTCATTCAGCGAATCGACGCGTCTCTCCCCCTCATTCATCAAAAGGCTGCGTCTGATGGGATGGCTGAAACGTCTACTACTCGGCTTTCAAAGGCACAATTCGTTCGTGCTCAAGCGATGTTTCAGGACATGTGCGACCATCCTCTTTTGAATGAAGAGGGTGACGACATCTGCCTGAAGAAGAAGAAAAAGGTTCGACGCGTCAACGGTCATTCTGGCTAGATCAACTGTGACCGTAAGATCCTGTAGGTTAAAGTGAAAGCCTCCTCGTTGAAGAAGAAAGAGCGTTAGGTAGTCGTTCATGGGAACGAACATCGACAAGTTCGTAGAGCCGAGTGAAATCCCGGGATCAATAGCGGTCCCGTTGGGTGGCATCATTGGTTGGATGAATCCTGCCGCTGCGACTATGAACCCAACTCCTCCTGCGGGGTTTGAATTCTGTGATGGGACGGCAGTCTCTACTGTCGGGTCACCGTTCTTTGGGCAACTCAAGCCGAACTTGATGGTTACCAGCGCTGGTGGCGCGAAGGGTATTGCGCGCGGTGCCGACGTAACCGCTGCCCCCTATGGGGTTGGAACTGCGCTCGTCACAGGTGGTAGTGATGCCCATAACCACACAGTCAACAGCGCCGGTAACCACAACCACGGTCTAAATAACCATACCCATAACATGAACAACCACTCTCACTCGGTAGCAAGTAGTGGGGCGCACGATCATAGTTTTACAGGCACCGCGAATCAGTCAGGAACACCTGCTACTGGAAGCGCCTATCAGGGTGGAACCTTCTTTCACAATCATGCTGTGAGCAGCGACAACAGTAATCACTCGCACACAACAGCAGGCCCAAGCACGGCCGATACAGCCACTCCTTCGGTCAGCAACACCACTGATGCGGGCAGCCACGTTCACTCGAACAACAACAACACCATTTTCCCCGCTTTTCATACCGAAGTGGCGTCCATAGTGAGAGTGCTCTAGTGCCCTCCACGCACTCCTACAATCCTGGGGAAATACCAGCGATGTATTCCCCGTGGGGCTACGAGTGGCTACGCCAGCGGTTGCTTGTCGCCGGCCGAACAAATCCCATCGTCTACGGTGACGACAGCGTGCTGGGGAACGTCATCCTTTCAATTGGAGAATCAAACGTCTCTAAGAATCAACTTGCGTTTGAGTGCCAGGCCCCAACCGCCGAGTTGGCCGCAAATCAATCGGTCATGACCATCCCACCCACGACCACCCAGAAGGTGACGATTACTGGTCCGATTGGCGCCGTCGTCAAGGTCCGCTTTGACGGTATTGGCTTCATTTCGGAGACCCAATTCACAATTCCTGGGAACAGCAATTACGAGTTTCAGTTCGGGCCCTGCCCGGCGGGGCAACGCGTCGTTACTTCGCAAATGTTCGATTTCTACGTCGAGGACGGCTTGTGCTCGCCCGTAGCGGTCATGGTCAATTTCAAATGAACGGGAACACCGGGAGATCGGTAGCTGGGCTCAAGAATTTTGGCTTGATTTACCCAGCATCACCGTTTGACTTTGCGTTTCCACAGGCTTAGACTCTGGGGAGTTAGATAGATCTCCCCTGGGAGGAAGAACATGTCAGTCCTTCGTCAGCAATTCGCTCAGACTCTCGTGGCGTCCGTTCCGAACGCAACCACACTGGAGTTCGATCTCTTCGGTCCGGAGTCGCCCCTCGCGCCTCCCTACGCAGAGGGCACCGATCACGTCATCGAGCCTCGCCAAGTTCGTCAGAACGAGGCCGGTTGGGTCGTCATCGATGGTCTTACCAACCTCGGAGTCGCAACGGTCACGTTCGACGTCGAGATCTGGCAGCGTGGCGCAGCTTCCGCTCAGCGGAATCTGGAGGCCCCACTCTTCCCGTCGGGCGCGGCTGCCGCCGCCGACCCCAGCCTGAAGCGAGCAGTCGCTACTGGCTTGGCTGGCAACAGCGCACTTCTGCCGAGCATCCTTGGTGGCGGCCTTGGTGGCACTACCTCCAAGGACGTCCCGGCTCTGCACCTGCGCGCCGATGAGTTCGTGAAGCTCCGCATCACAAACGCCTCAGGCGGTCCGCTTGCCGACACGTTCCTCGCCAAGTACGATCTTGGTGGTAACCCCGGCGACACCCACCGGCTCGCGTAAGCGGCGTTCTAGAAAGACACAGGAGAAAACACTATGCTCGGTCGCAAGACTCTCACTGCGGACGCCACGCTCGCAGGCCCTACCGACTTCGATACCACCCAGCTTGCGCTGGGTCAACTCGAACTCGGCTTCACGGTTGAGGAAGACGAAATGCTCGTCGACCTCGAAGCTCGTCTCACCTACTCGAATTCGGTTCGGGAGGCCACTGATTTCACGTTCTACGTGGATGGTGTTGCGTCCCCCGACCTCCCTGTCGAGGGGCTCGTCCGCCACACGGCGGCGGTGATCGCCGACGAGAACACGGTCTACGTCAAGGCGACCCTTCGTCTCGCCAAGGGCTATCACACCGCCGAGGCGCGGACGTCTGCTCCCTCCGGTGCTGTGACCATCGAGGGCGCTTCGATGCTTTGTGAAGTCACTGCTCGTCGGAACAGCCACATTGGCACCCTTGGCCACGGCGTCGACGCCAAGGCTCAGTTGGTCCAGTAGACCCAACCCGGTCGATAGACTGTCTAACTTCAAGGAAAGAGCCTGGCAACTGTCAGGCTTTTTTCATGTACTGCGGTAAGATATTGGTTCAACCCAGAACCCGGATTGACAAGGGGTAGGAACATGGCTTCTCGACTCGACGTTGGGCTCAAGAATGGCGCCCAGGCAACAGCACGGGAGCGTGTAGACGCTCTTCGTAAGCTTCAGATCATTGTGGACAGCGCCGTTGCGCCGCTCACCACACTTCGTCCGACCGACGAGGGTTCGTTCATGCGAGTCGACTTTCCCGATAGCGTTGCGTCCGAGCAAGCACAGGCTTGCTTTCGCGCAGCGGTGAACATCGCCGGACTGTCTGAGTCGCCTCTTGCGGCCGGATCACCTCGTCTGGTGACGCTGACTGGCGATAGCCTGACCGGTGCCCAGCAATACGATTACTCGGTCTAAGCATGGCCACCCTAATCACCGTCACCATTGACCCCGCTCAGCGCCGCAACGCGCGTGAGGAGATCCAGACCCGTGTCGAAGGGGCAGTGACGCTTCTCGACAACCCCGT